TCCCATCCCTCTCACCTCCCCCCACTGTCTCCCCAGTGCCAACGCTCGCAGCGATACGCCCAGTGCGGGCCGCGGTAGGCCCGGCGGCACACGTAGCAGCGCCGCCGGTCGTCCTGCGGCAGCAGGCGTGCCTCACGCGCGGGCAGGCGCCCCGAGACACATCCCGGGGCGCCTGCCGAACGGACCACGCGGTCCGTCATATCCAGCTCTGGTCTTCCGTGCGGTCCAGCGGGACCGCGGTCCCGTCCTTGAGGACCGCACAGTGGACGCCGCGGATGGTCTTGGAGTACTTGACGTCCTTCCACTTCCCCGCGATCTTGACCTTGCCTCCGCGCGCCGGGTCGCGCCGGTCGATCGCCGCGCCCCTCAACTTGGAGTTCACGTTCTCGATGCACGCCTGGCGCCCGCAGGTGCCGAACGTGCGCTGTTTGCCGCGGCGACCGCAGCCGTCCGCGATGCAGGTACCCTCCGGCTTTTCTTCGCCTGCCCCGTAGCGTCGCGCCATGGCTTCAGTCCTCCTCGTCGTCGGCCATCTTGTAGACGCGCTCCGGCCGCGCCTTCAAGTACGCCTTCATCTGGGCGTACCGGCCGCGCTTTTCGAAGTGTCCTTTCTTGGAGCACTTCACGGCCATGTGACTGACCTCGCGGCTTTCGTTCATGACTTTCTTGGCGTAGAGCACACCGTCGCAGCCGGACTTCGGGCACTGCTTTTCGGTGTCGAACCAACCACCCGCGGGCATTTACTCTCCTCAGTTGTCGCGAATCCAGGCCAGCATCGCGTCAATGCGGCCACTCATTTCGAAATCGCCTCTGGTGCATTTCACGGCAAGGTGCTTGCCGCCCAGGGCTTTCGCCAGCAGTTCCCCCATGCACTTGTCTTGGGGGCACCGTTTGTTCAGGTTTTCCCAGCCGCCTTTCGGCACGCGCTTTACCTTCCGCTGATCATCTCCAGGGCTGCGTAGATCATGCCTGCCACGAAGGGCACGGCCATGATGATGGCAGCCCACAGCAGCGCGCGGCGTATCGCCCAGCCGATCGTGCGGTGATCGGGCAGATACGTCAGGTGAACGGTCCCAGGCTGGAGCCAGGCGGCAACGACCGGCACGCACTGCGGGCAGACGCACACCGGCCCGAAGCGGCCGGTGGCGTCGAGACCTGTCAGCGCCGCGTACGCGCGCCCTCCGCAGTACGCGCACTTCGCCTTCACTTCAGCACCGCCTCCGCCAGCTTGCGCGCGTCGCTGGTGTGCACCCAGACGCGTACCGTGGTGCCGTCCAGCCACACGGAGGCGCCCGGCAGGGCCGCCTTCAGAACCTGGCTGGCGCGCTGTGCGCGGCGCGGCCCGTGTGCGTCGATGAGCGCCACCACGCGGCCGACGTCGCGCGGAATCAGGTACCTGCCACTGCTGACGGTGACGTCCACGCGGATCGGGTAGAGCAGGTGGGCAATCGCCGCACCGAACAGGTCCGTCACGGGCTGCTCATTCGGCAGGGTGTCGTACACCCGGGCTTCGCGGGCGCGGCGCTCGATCAGGCTCTCCGCCTCTGCCGGATCGTGGAAGACGCCCAGGTGCAGCGGCACGAAGCCCTTGGCCTGGTCCTCCGGGTCCGCGTCGAAGTCGTGCCCGATGGCCACCCAAAAGGTGGTGCCGTCCTGTTCGGTGATGGCGTGCACGCGGCCGATGACTTCGCGGTGCGCACCTTCGCCGATGGTGTAGGTGGTGACGGTGGCGGAGAGGGGGCTGCTGATGGTCTTCTGCATTGGGTCCTCCGTGGGTCGTTGTTCCCTGGCCTGAACATGACAATACCCCCCAGTGGGGGGCATGTCAACCCTCACAGGCGGTGGCCGTCCCGCCACTTCTGCACCGGCTTGCGCTCGGCGCCCTGCAAGATCCGAACCCGCGTGCTGGGGTTCTTGTCCGTGTAGAGCTTCGCCATGTACATCGCGTCCCCCAAGGACATCTCGTTGCCGCCGTCCAGCAGCACCCCCGTGTCCTCGATCTCCACCACGCACAGCTTCTTCACTCAGATCTCCTTCCTCATCGAAACCTACGCGCCGCGCTCCGGCTGCGCGGGCGCGTCCGGGGCGTCCACCGGGGCCACCAGCCAGCCGGGCGCGAACTCGCTGGCGTCGTACACCCGGGACTCCTTCCCGTCCGGAGCGATGACCACCTTGCCGCCGTACTTCAGCGTGCGCGCGAGCTTGCGGCGCAGGCAGCAGGCTGGCATCCGCACGACGCCGCGGACGGACTCGCCGCTCTTCAGCTCCAGCTTCACGTAACTGGTCTTGGGCTGCCGGAAGTGAACCAGCGCCCAGACCAGCCCGGACAGGAACGAGAAGATGCACACGCCGACCAGCAGCCAGACGGGCGCCAGCAGCACGCGGACCGGGTAGACCCACCACGGCTGATGGCTGGCGATCGCGTCGACCACCTGGGCTACGACCGTCACTGCGACGGCGAATCGGCCGCTGAAGGAGCCGAAGAGGCTGCGGGCCTCGCTGGCCACCGCGGCGCCGGTGAGCTTCACGGCGTTCACTTCACGCTCCAGACGTCGACGTCGGCAAGGTTGACGCCCCGGTCGCGTCCGGTGGTCAGGTCGTAGAACGTGACGCGGTTGCGTCCGGCGTTCATGTACCCCTGGATCTTGGCGCGCACCTCGGACGGTCGGCCGTGGACGGTGAGCACCAGCGGCGCGCCGGACGGGAAGCGGAAGGTGACCTTCGAGGTGTTCTGGCTGCGCCCGTGGGCGCGCGGGCTCTCGCTCTTGCGGACCATGTTCGGTTCTCCTGACTTTCTGCCGTAGATTCTTCGTTTCCGGGTCGCGGGATGCCCGAAGAATCTCCGGCGGCGTTCGAGCGCTTCCGTAGATTCTTCGGGCACGGGCTCAGCGCGCCTCCACCTTCCAGCCGCGCGCGGTGGACGTCATCATCGGACGACGGCCGAAGTGCTCCGTGGCCATGGCCTGCGCGATGTCCAGCAGCGCGTGCGTGCGGTAGACGGCAGGCTGACCGAAGGCGTCGGTGCCCGTGCTGAAGGCTTCGGCGGTGGGCAGCACCGCGCTGGCGAGGGTGTAGCCGTCCCAGGAGAGCCACACGTGGGTCTGGTCGCCGTCTTCGGCGAAGCGAACCAAGTGGGCGTCGAGGAAGCCGTGGGTGCAGGTCATGTCCGGTCCTTCGTGGTCGTCGTTCCGATGTGAGGAACTCTACCCCCCGTCGGGGGGTAGAGTCAAGCCGCGTTGGCTACCTCATTCAGCCACTCCACCGTGACGTACCGGACAGCCCAGGCGAGAGCCACGCGCAGGCGCTCCGGTGTGCCGTTGAAGCACGTCAGCATCACGTAGCCCGGCTCCGCGTCGGAACGCGGCACCTCAACCACCCAGCTGGCCTTCCCTTTCGGCCACGCGCCGGTGCCGTCCTCGACGTGCCTGCGCACGATGAACCAGCGCGCCTCCTGGGGTTCGCCGGGGATGCCACGGACACTCACGTTGAAGTAGTCCGGACGAACCTGCTTGATCCGGGCAACAGTGCCAAGCGCGGCCTGCTGCGGGAGCAGGGCCACGCGGTCAACTGCCGGAACGGCGAAGGTGAGCGGGCGGTCGAGGAGCTTGGCGGCCATGAGCGGTCCTTCCCTGGTGGGTTGTTCCTGATGAGGAAGACTCTACCCCCCAGTGAGGGGTAGAGTCAAGCCTACTTCGCGTTCTTGTCCGACACCCACCGGGCACAGCGCTGGCACCACCAGCGCGCACCCTTCCGCTCCAGGAAGCGCCCGCAGCCGGACCGCGGACACCGCGGCGGACGCTCGCTCACCGGCCACCTCCGGCTTCCTGCACGTGCTCCCGGTGTAGATCCACCAGCTTGCGCTTGCTGGGCGCGCCAGCGTAGCCCCAGCGGCCACAAGAGCACACCGCGGACCAGCCGCCGCGCGGGTCGTTGGCCACCTGCACCAGCTGGTGCCGGGACGCCAGCGCCTTGGCCACCCTCATCGCACGCCCACCATGGCCGTGACGGACATCAGCTCAGCCGACACCGCCGACGTGACATGGCGGCGCTGCTCCGGCGTCAGCTCCACCTTGGCCAGGGCCCGCAGAATGATCCCGCGGAGATCCCCCGACTGCGCGATCGCGGCAGCCAGGCTGTTCTGCGGGTAGCGGGTGACGTCGGTCTCCGGTTCCGGCAACGCGTCGACCGCGGGCCGCAGGCGAGCCAGCGCCACCAGAGCGGCCATGTCGCTGCCGGTGGGCACCAGGACCAGCACATCCCCGTGCATGGCGACGGGAAGCGACTTGCCTTCCGGCAGGAGGCTGGCCACGTGGCGCAGCTCGTAGTCGGTGATGGCTACCGACCAGTTGGGGCGCGGTTCGCGCGAGCTGGGGAATGCGCGGTCGGCGTCGAATTCGGGCATGGTCAGATCTCCTCATCGGGTTCGCGCAGGACGTACGCCTGCATGTCGAGCCAGACGGCCAGCTGAGCGGCGCCGTACTCCGTGACCAGGCCGCTGGCCGCGATCAGCTTTTGGATCTTGTATCGGTCCAGCCGGGCACCGTAGTCCGGGAAGGTGTAGCCGTGGCCGTTCTCCCCGCCGTCTTCGTGGCTGATCGCGTCGCTGCACGAGAACTCGGCCCCGCCGCAGTCCTCGCACTTCACGTAACCGGCCAGGCGGTCCTCCGGGTTGCTGGCACCCAGCTCGCGGGGGCCGATGTGCTGGATCGGGCCGCCGACGCGCACCATGGGGCGGCGCAGGTTGGCCAGCTTGGCCAGGGCAGGCTGCGCGCTCACGTCGTCGGCATCGATGCACAGGCGGCCGTCGACGTCCTGCCGGAGCGGGACTGTCATCCGGTACTCCGTGGTCGTGGTGGTGAGCACCTGCGTCAGCTCGTCCTGGGTGAGTGGCACCAAGGCGTTGGTGTTGATCATCGTCAGCCTTCCTTTCGCAGGATCGTGAAGCCTGCCGCCTGCATGGCCTCGAACACGGCGGTGGTGGTGCGGTTGGTGATGTCGTCGGCCAGGGAGGCGACGACCGGGGAGCCTGCCACGTTGGCCAGCGCGTCCGAGAGGACCTCGTGCGTGGTGGTGCTGATGGCGGTCTCCACGACGCGGTTCAGGTCCGCGGCCAGGGCGCGCTGGGCGGCGCGCATCTCCGTCAGGGTGTTGATCGCCCAGGCGGCGCCCGCGTCTTCGCTGTCGAGCGCGAGGCCACCGGGGCCGAAGGACAGGGGGACGTACTGGCCCAGTGGGCCGGACTTCTCCAGCAGGGCGGTGGACTCCGCCTCGCTGATCGGGATCATGGTCACGGGATCTCCAGTTCGGGGTTGGCTTGGCGGCGGGTGCGCAGGTCGATGATCTGGGTGGTGTCGAGGGTGACGCACGGGTTGAACATCTCGTCCGGGCTGGGCTGGCAGTCGGCCGCGATGACGGGGACGGCGTGCCCGAGGTTGACTGGCTCGTAGCTGGTGCTGGCCTGCCACAGGCCGACGGCGAGGAGGGTGGCCATGACGGGCAGGAGGGCCCAGACGATGAGCAGGTTCGCGAGTTCGCGGAGCATGTGCGTTCTCCCTGGGTGGTTGTTCGCTGTACCCAGAGAATACCCCCCGTCGGGGGGTGAAGTCAACTCCCAGCCGAACCTGCCTTGCCGCCGGACGCACCCTTCGCCGTCGCACCCAACCCACCCCGCGTGATCGCGCCACCCGCCTTCGGCGCTCCCTTCGCCAGCGACGCCCCCCGCGGGACCGTCCGCACACCCTGGCCAGAGGCCAGCGGGCGCCCCACCGGCGGCACGTTCACGCCGTCCCCGATCGGCAGCCACATGAAGTACGTGCCAGCCACGTGGCCTACCCCGTCGTCGTCCCAGTCGCCACACGCGTCGTCGTCCAGCCGGTTGCCGGTGCGCTGGTCCATGCACACCGCGGCGTACTCCGGCTCGACCCCGTCCTCCGCCAGCGTCGCCAGCGCTGTCAGGCCGCCGCCCACCACCAGGCAGGCGGCGACCGCACCGGCGAGACCCAGGAACTCCATGTCGCCCTGAAACCGGGACCTCACGAGTGCTCCGCGCAGGACGGCAGGCCGTGGGGCTCCCCGGCTAGGCGCTGGCAGTTGCCGCAGATCTCCGCCTCCACCGTGCCGTACGGCCGATCCGCGCGGTAGCCGTCCTGGCGCAGGCCGACCTGGGCAACGGCGCCGAAGCGCTCCGCCCAGCGCTGCTGACTGGCCAGCAGGTCGTCCGGCTGCACGTACGGCTTGAACAGGCAGCCGTCGGCACCGGCCTGGTGTGCGTCGTGGCCTCCGTTGCACCTACAGGCGCTCGCCCAGCTCGTCCATCGCTGGTCCACCAGGTCGCGCAGGCCGTTGACCAGCTGGGCCTGGGCGGCGTAGAGCGCGGGCACCATCTGGTCGGCGAAGCGTTGGATGCCTTCGGCGGCGGAAACCATGGTGCGTTCGACGGCGTAGGCGAGGTTGCGTGCCTGGTCAGGGGTGATGCCGGGCGTGTTTACCCGCACGGTTTTCCCCCCACCCTTTTTGGGGGGTTTTTCCGTGGTCTGGGTGTGGGTGCCTGGGTCGCTTTCGCTGGCGACCCAGGCGTCGAACGCCATGTAGGTGAGGCATTCGTCCTGGTCGGCTTCGGGCATGTGCTCGCGCACCGCGTGGGCCTGCCACTCCCATTGGAGGGAGCGGGCGACGTGGCGGGCGATCAGTTCGTCGAACTCGGGGTCCGCGGTCTGGGGCAGGTGGAGGAAGCGGGCCCAGTCACACCAGGGGCATTGCTGGGCGACGCCGCTCACGACTGCTCCGCTTCGGGTTCGGCCATGGTCAGCTGCGGGTCCACGATCTGCTTGCCGAACAGCTCGATGCTGCGGTAGTGGGCGGCGGTTTCCTGGTCGTTGGCGGGCCGGATGGTGTCCCGCGCGACCTGGGCGACGCTGCGGAACCAGCCGAGCTGTTCGGTGTGCCTGACGCAGGAGATCTCCACGGTGTTGTCGTAGCGCACGTGGGTGACGTTGCCGACCAGGCGGGGGGCGTTGGGCTGGTCTCCGGTGTCCAGGTGTTCGGTCCATTCGATGCCGGACACCAGCTCGCCGATCTGCGGGTCGTGGCTGGTGGCCTGTGTGGCGCTGGCGGCTTCCACTTCGCCGCGGAGGCGTTCCAGGGCCTGCTGGTCGCGGCCGTCGAGCAGGATGGCGAGGACGTCCAGCGCGGTGTGCGCGTTGGCCTTGGGGAGGTTGGCGGTGAGCAGGGAGATGGCGTGCTCGCGGATGCCGCGGAGCGTCACCAGCTCGGCTTCCAGCGCGTCGTACTTCAGGACCGGGCCGATGGCCTCCATTGCTCCGGCGCGGTAGCTCTCCGCCTGCTCGAAGTCGTTCACGATGAGGCCGACGCGGTAGGCGGCGTCGGCGTAGGCGGCGCTCGACTCGTACAGGGCGCGGGCGCGGTCGGCGTCGTCGCACGCCAGGCCCTGGCCGCGCATGTTGTGCGCGGAGGCGGTCAGCTTGGCGACTTCGTTGCGCAGGGCGACGATGCCCGTGGAGATGGCTTCGTGGTGTTCGTTCTCCGTGTCGGCGTAGCTCATTGTTCCTCGCTCATTCCTGTCGGTGGCGGCCGATTTACCTTGTCCGGACTGAGAGAATACCCCCCAGCGCGGGGATTGTCAACCCGCGCTGGGGGCGCTCAGCTGATGTCCAGGCCGTGCTTGCGCAGCACGCTCTTGGTGATGCTCATCCCAGACCTGCCTGGGGTGCCTGCCATCCCGCAGACAAACTGGCCGTCCGGGTTGTACACGCGGATGTGACCCTTGCTGGTCCAGGTGCACGACCAGCCTTGCCGCTCCAGCTGGCGCACGATGTCCCGGACCTCCTTGCGCGCATAGTTCCGTCCCATGGGGCTGCTCCTTGCTTGCGGTGGTGGTCCGGCGCCTCGCCGCCGGTGGATCTGGCGAGGCGCCGGACAGGCCTACTTGATCTCGAAGTGGTCGCTGGCGTCCACGCCGTCCTTGCGGTGCTGGGCGACCATGTGGCCCACGATGAAGCGCGCGGCCAGGTTCCTGTCCTGGTGCTCGCGGTACTCGCGGCAGCCCTTGATGCCGCACTGGGCGCGGACCCAGCCGTCATCGTTCTTCGTGGTCTTGATGGTCCAGGTGCGTTCGTCTCGCACTGGGGTTCTCCGCTCTGTCGTCGTTCCCTTACGGGATGAGAATACCCCCCGGCGGGGGGCTAAGTCAACCCCGGAAACGAGACCGGCCCACCGCGCCGGGGTTCGCGGTGGGCCGGAAAACAGGGAGCCAGATCAGACCGTCGGCGCGGGCTCCGTCACGCCGTCATCCCCTTCCCGCGAGGACCAGGCCGCGTTCGGGTGGTTCGACACCAGCAGCAGCAGATCCACAGTGCGGCGGATCGAGTCCACCAGGATCGAGTGCTGCCCCTCCATGTAGTTGCCGTTCACCTCCGCTTGCATCATCTGGTCCAGCTTGTCGATCAGCATGCGCAGCAGCTCCGCCCCCGTCATGCCGTCGGTGCGCGGCATGCGGAACAGGGTCTGGCTGTCCATCAGGGCCTGGACGTCGCCGGTGAACGTGAAGTCGGTGACCGGCATGAACCGGAAGCCGGTGTTGGCGCTGCCGGTGAACGTGAGCGTCTTCATCCGCCAGACTTTACCCCCCGGCGTGGGGTGTCGTCAACACGGCAGGCCCAGGTCGGACCGGCGACGCAGCACCATTTGCACCACCTTCGCCGTCTCCGAGTAGTTCTTCCCGCCCGGCGACTGCCAGCGCCCATCCGGCAGCTTCACCCAGTCCGCCGGATCGTGCGAGTCCGGGCGGCGCTGGTGCTTGCCCCAGCCCACCGGCGCGGTGTTCACCACCCGCCGCTGCGGCGCGCGCGGCGGCGCCAGCGGGTCGCCGGGCACCGGTTCGGTCAAGGCGTCCAGCTCAGCGCGCTCCCCCCGCCAGCGCGCGTAGCTGGCCAGCTGAGCCTCCGTGAAGCCGCCTGCGAGGGCGCGCGCCAGCTCGTGGGGCGTCCGGACCACCATGGCCCACCCGCGGGCCTGCGGCGTGCTCAGCCGGAAACGGCCCTGCCCCAGCGCCTCCACCTTCAGATGCAGCTCCCGCACCTGGTGCGCAGTCGGCGGCGGCCCGGAGAGCTGGCCGCCGGTGGAGCGCCGGATCTCCGTCATCTCAGCCTCCGTGGGGCGCGCAGGTTGCTGGGCATGGCCTGCGTGGAGCGCGTGGGGATCGGCGGCGGCGGAGCCTTCGCCTGCTCCTTCCGCTTGTCCGGCAGCTCGCCCAGCTCGGCCATGAGGTGAGCCCAGTGCACGGCGGCGTCCATCCGGTCCGGGCTGTCCTGGGTGACCAGCCAGGTGGCCATCTGGTTTTCCAGCTTCGTCTTCGGGCCGACGTGCCGGACCTGGCCGTTCTCCCAGTACGGGCTCGCCAGGTCGGCGCGGACGCTCTTGGACCCCACCGCCGCGATGGCCTGGGTGGGCGGCCCGGCGTCCGGCAGGCGCAGGACGTTGATCACCCACGGCCACAGCTCGACCAGCTGGGATTGCAGCTCCCCCAGGTCCCGCTGGTCGTCATCTTCGTCGGCGAGGGCACGCATCGCGGCGTCGAGCACAGCCGCGGTGGGCGCCTCCGGCCAGTCGGCCAGCACGTCCTTGACCTCCGTGCCGGGCCGGGACCACTTCAGCTGCGCGCGAACCAGCTCGCGGGCCTGCCGATTGATCTTGCGCCACTCCTGGCGGATCGACTTGCTCAGCTTGGAGAGGGACTTCTCGTAGGCCAGCCGCCCGGCGCCGTTGCGGAACATGGCGAAGAGGGCCTGCCGGACCCACTGGGCCACCGTGTAGTGCCCGGAGCTGTCCTCCAGCAGGTACCACTTGCCGTCGGCGCCCAGGCCGCCGGTGATGATGCCTGCTTCGTCGCCGTCGCCAGAGTTGTCGGCCGGATCGACCACGGTGATCACGTAGCGCAGCTCGGGGGCCGCGGACACGCGGTGGCGCTCGAACCAGGCCCGCTTGAAGATGCCGCCTTCGGGCGCGGCTGGGGCGCCCTGGTACTGGGCGTACCACCAGCGGGTGCCCACGTCGCGTTTGCGCCGCTCCCAGTCGGCGACGGAGCGGCCGCGCGTGGACTGCATGTACTCGCCAGGCTTGCGGCCGAGCAGATCGTTTTCGTCTTCGGCCTGGGCGGGGATGTTGAGGTGCAGCCATTCGCGGGTGCCTTCGCGCTCCTGCTTGGCCAGCAGCCAGCCGGTGAGGTCGTCCTCATGCCAGCGGGTCTGCACCACCACGATGATGCTGGTGGGCGGCAGGCGGGCGACCACAACGGCCTGGTACCAGTCGGTAATCGCCTTCCGCCACACCTCGCTGTCGGCCTGCTTCGGGTCCTTGATCGGGTCGTCCACCACGACGATGTCGGCGGGTCGGCCGGACAGCGACGAACCGGCACCCACCGCGATGACGCCGCCGGGCCGGGCGCCCTTGGACCCAGGGACGTCGGCAAAGGACCACGCCGTCTGCTTGGCGCGGTCCGGGTCCAGTCGCAGGCCCAGCACGTCGATGTGGTCCGGCGCCAGCTCCTGACCGCGGTAGCCGCCGCCGTGCGTCTCGAACAGCCGCCGGATCTCCAGCGCGGACTGCGCGGCGATGGTCTGCTCGTAGGAGGCGAAGACGACACGGCGGCGCGGGTTCTGGAGCAGCAGCCATGCGCAGCCGTCTTGCAGCCGGGACGTCTTGCCTTCCTGCGGGGGACAGTTGAGGATGATCCGCTGGTGCTCGCCGCGATCGGCTTTCATGATCGCTTCGTCCAGGATGTCCAGCATGGGCGTCTGGACGAACTCCGGCCGCCAGTACTGGGACAGGTGTCCTGGCGTGGGGAAACGCAGCCGAGCCGCCTGCCAGGTCAGCAGGGGGCGCAGCTTGAACTCCGCCAGCGCGCGCTCCTGCGGTTCGAGATCCGCGAGGATGTCCTGGATCTGCTGTTCGAGGCTCGCGCTCACCCTGCCTCCGGCAGCATCCGCCGCAGCGGCACTACCTCAGCTTGGCTCACGGCACCCTCCACGATGCGGCTGATCTTGGACACGGCCTCTTCCACGGCGTTGACCTGGATATCCACCCGGCTGGGGGCGTTGAGGCCGAGCATTTCGTTGCGCGCCTTGATGATCGACAGCAGCCGGTCGACGGCCTTTTCGTCGGCCTTGAGGGCGCGCGGCCACATGGCGCGCTCCAGCAAGTCGAACTTGCGGAGGGTCTGGCCCACCATCTCGTCCCGCTGGGAGGCACGCTCTTCGTAGTAGCGCCGGAACTCCTGCTGGAGCAGCCGGTACGCCACGCTGGGTGTCACGCCTGCTGCTTCGGCGGCGGCTGCGACCGACGGCGCGCCTGCTGCCACGAGATCCACCAGCTTGGCGGTTGCGACTTCGTCACTGTACTTGGACGAGATGCGCACTCCCCGCTGCGTTGTCGCCTTGTCCGTTGTGCCCATGCAGGGGAGTCTACCCCCTGCCGGGGTGATTACTAAGGATCACGGTTCGGTCTAGGTGGACGGCGGCGTCTCGTCCACCGCGTCGGCGATGAGATGCAGGAACGTCTCCGCGTAGCCGCCCTCGAAACCTTCCGACAGGTTTCGCAGGTGCTTGGTTACCCACTGGTACTGCTTCACCGTGAAGATCAGGCTCAAGGCCCGCGTGGGGTTCTCATCGTAGGCCCGCGCGTGACCCTCCAAGCTGCTGCCGGACTTGGCCGCGTCCGACCTGTCCGCGATCGCGGGCGCCGACTCGGGTTCCGCGAAGGGGTCCGGGTCGTCCAGGTCGTCGGCCAGCGAGTCCAGCGAGCTGTGCAGGGCAGCCAGATCGGCCTGGCTCCATCCGGTCGCGGCCAGCATGCCGTCTCGCTCCGTGCGCTCCAGCAGCGCCAAGAGCCCCAGCTCATCGTATGTCGCGTCGTCGCTGCTGCGGTTGTCGGTCACCAGGATGGCGCGCGCCTGCGCCTCCGTGCAGGAGATGAAGGTGGCCATGATCTCCGTGCGGCCCATGACGTCGGCCAGCACGCGGTGAGTGTTGTTGCCCTTCACGATGTAGCCCGTGGGCTCGTGCACGATCACCGGGGCGTACTGGCCGTGGGCGCGCAGGGACGCCTCAATGCGTGCCGTGTCGCCACGGCGGGCGTTCTCGGGGTGACGGGTGATGCTGGTGACTGGCACCAGCTCCGTCCTCAGGACCGTGACGTGCTGCACTGGCCTGCTCCTCAAGCCTGGGCCAGCACGCTGGCGTCGATGATGCGCAGCTCCATCCGCGGGCCGTGATCCGGCTGGGGGTCGTCGCGCTTGAGGACCACCGCCGTCCGGGACGACAGCACGCGGTCGGCGCTGTCGTCCGGTAGGACGCCCGCGTCTACCAGGCCGTCCTCCAGTGGCTTGAGGGTGGCCGCGATGTTGACCGCGTCGGCGCGCCGGTTGTCGCCCTTGAACCACACCAGCTCCGTGATCACAGCGCCCATGGGCGGGATCTTCAGCGCTCGCGCCAGCGTCCATGCGTCCTGCCGGACTTGCTTCGTCACCCGGCCCTTGACGGCCCAGTGCATCCGGCCGTTCATCGTGAGCGGCGGTGTGCGGTACGGCAGCGGGACCGTGATCACTGGCGCTCCGCCCGAAGGTCCAGCGTGCCTTCGCCGGGCGCCAGGACGGCGTCCAGCGAGCGCGTAACGGCAGCCTGCGCTGCCGCGCGCCAGGCGTCCGCAAGGCGCGGATTGTGGCGACGCTGCGTTTCCCAGTCCGGCAGGACATCGCCGTTGAAGGCGACGCCACCCACCGCCCTGGTGTACGCCTCATAGGCGGCCTGGGCTGCCTGGTCGACCGTGGCCATCAGCCCACGATGTCGATGTCGACCGGGTTCTTGCAGCTGTAGTTCACGTCCGCCCACAGCGCGCCGGGGAGCGCCCACTCGCGCACGGAGTCCCACCGGTTGTTGTAGCCGGGCGCGTACACCGGGTCGTGACCCACGCCGGTGTTGTTGTCCCCCCACGCGTAGATGTGGCCCATCCAAACCGGGTCGGGGGTCCGGTTGTTGGTGGCCGGGTCGTTGGTGGACACGATGCCGCGCGGGCGCACGATGATGCGGGCGCTGGGGCCGCCCGGCAGCTTGATGCGGGCGGTGCTGGAACCCGGCGAGGCGGGCAGCGTGACGGTTTCCATGATCTCCACTCCTCGGAGGTCGACGGGGTCCGGCGTCGGGTTCGGCCGGTGCGGGTTCCACCAGTCGGCGAGCGCGGCACGGCTGCCCTTGAAGGCGTCGCCGTCCAGGTTCAGGCTGGGGTAGGCCGGGTCGCGCACGGTGGAGCTGAACTGGAGCATCTTCACGGAGTTGTTGCCGTAGCCGCCCCACCAGCTTTCCGAGACGGAGCGGTACTCGTTCTCGTAGCTGCCGGGCTGCATGTCGGCGTAGCGGCTTTGGATGAGGGGCGGGCCCCAGGAGAGGTCGGGGCTGCCGACGGACTGCCAGTACCAGCGCGGCGCGTACAGGCCCCACACGAAGTACCCAGCGTTGCCGAAGGCGCCGTAGACGGTCTCCAGAAAGGCGCCGTTGCCGGAGCCTTTCTCCCAGTCGAGCATGACGGGAATGCCGCGGTCTGGCTCGACGGATTCGTGCAGGGCCACGTTGCCTTCCGCGCTGCGCCCGTCGCCCACGTAGAAGTAGCTGCTGAACAGCTTGCCCGCACGGCGGGCGGAGTCGCGATGCCGCTTGTACAGGCGGTCCAGGGTGTCGCCGTACTGGCCGCCGCGAGCCTGCGCGGTCCGGGCGATCACGAAGTCGCCCTGGAGCCGACCCGCGTCCACGTCGTTGTGGTGGGAAAGGTCGTACCCCCGGAGGATGCCGGTGAGGTCTGCCATGTCCGCAGCCTACCCCAATACCCCCCGGAAAGGGGAGAACCCCCCGACGCTCTCACAAGCGCCCGCGGGGGTTCTCCTGGACCCGCCTCACCAGCGGAGCCCCGATCATAGCGGGGAACGGCGCCAGGGGGTCTCCGGGTCCGGGATACGCAGCAGGAGCGCGCCGTCGGTCAGGCGATCGATGACCCGGTCGCCGTACCGCTCGCGCAGCTGCTTGCCGTCCAGGTTGCTCGTGATCACCGTGGGCAGGCAGTGCTTGTGCCGGTAGTCGGCGAGCCGGAACATCTGCTCCGCCGTCCACTCGCTGGTGCGCTCCGCGCCCAGGTCGTCCAGGACCAGCACCGGCGCCGCCATGAACTGGCCGATGTCCGACGCGCCGCCGTCGGCCGACGGGCGCAGGGCCGCCATGAACTCCGGCGCCTCCGTGAAGTTCACCGGAACCGAGTGGGTGACCAGCAGGCGGCGCGCGAGGGCGGCCGCCTCCCACGTCTTGCCCGCGCCGGGGTTGCCCAGGATGACGAAGCCGCGGCCGCGCTCCTTCGGGTCGCCCTCGTTCTCGATGTAGTGCTTGAGCCACTGGGCCGTCTCGCCCCAGCGAGGCATCGCGTCCCGGTAGCGCGCGTCCAGGCGACCCAGCAGGATCTCTGCCTTGCGGGCAGCCATCTCCTGACGGATCTCCTGCTCCTTGCGCTCCATCTCCGCGTCCGTGGCGGGACGGATACCGCGCTGGCGGATGATCTCCGCCAGTCGCTCTTCGTATCGCTTCGCCGCAGCCATGCCCCAATAATCCCCTCTCTGGGGGGTGTTGCGCAACCCACTAGTCACGGAAAAGTGCCTCCAGCTCCTGCTGTGAAATCGGTGTGGCCTGCGGCATGGCCGCGAAGGACGCCTGCTGCTGGGCCCGCTCCTCCGCAGTGTGCACCACCCCCGGCCCCGGCTGGGACCCCCGCGCGGAGGACCCGCCACCAACCGCGATCGCGGCTGGGTCGTCCAGCCATCGCTTGCCGTTCAGCCAGGTGGCCGGGTACGGCATGAACTGCGTCTCCGTCCCCCGGCGGGCCCAGGCCGCGGCGTGGGCGCGGATGCCCTCCAGCAGGTCCGTCTGGCTGGCGCCGTTCTTCCGCGCCGTCCGGTACGCGCGTTCCGCCTGCCCCTTCGCCACCTTGCGGGGGTACGCCTGCCACCAGTCCGCGAACTCCGCGTCGAGGATCGCGTTCACCGTCTTGGACTCTGGCCGCTTACGCCCGGCGTCAGCTGGGCAAGAATCTTGCTGGTCTTCTTGATCTTTGGTCTTCTGATCGGAAGTGGTCTTCTTAGGCGCGGGACTTTTCCCGGCCTGGGATTCCCCGCCCGGGATTTTTCCCGGTTGGGTTTCCGTTAGCAGCTGCTCACGCTCCGCATCGGTGAAGGGCACCTGGTTCAGGTACAGGTCATCCGGCGCCCGGTGTCCGCGCTCGTCCCGCTGCGGGACCCTGATCAGCAGGTTCAGGCGCTCCAGCTCCTGAAATGCGGTACGCACCGTGGATTCGTTCATGCCGAGCGCGCGCGCGATGGACGCCTGCGTGAGCCGGAACGTCTCGGAGGTGCTGAAGACGTAGAGCGCGACGCGGAACGGCGACGGCTTGATCTTCGGGTTCCGGATGAAGTCGTTCCGGATCATCGCGTATTCGCGCTCCGGGCGACCGAAGGTCAGGACGCTACCCGCCATGGGGTACTCTCCTCATGTCGTTGGACGGTGTGCAGTTGGGCCGCGTGCTCGTGTTCGTCGTCTGGCAGTCGTGATGGTGCGGCCGGTTGTGCCCGGCCAGCGAAGCTTACGCCCTCCGGAGATCGGGTCTCCGGAGGGCGTTTGCATGATCAGCAGGTGCAGCCGAAGCGCCTTCCTCCGGCGGTCACGCAGTCCGGCCGCCCGCAGCACCTGGCGCCCGGCCGCGTGTCCAGCTGGGCGTTCCACCAGTCCACCACCTCGTTCCGGGCGGACCCAACCGCGACGTGCCCCGGCGAGTCGAACGGCAACTCTTCGTCCACGATCACCTTGTCGGCCCGGCGGCCGCGCGCTCCGGCGGCGCCGCGCGGCAGCTCCGGCAAGGCGAAGCCCAGGACCCTCAGGATGGTCTCCAGCTCGTGCTGGGCGCCGTGCCGGGCCCGATCCACGTCATCGCTCGTGCGGGCCGTCTCCAGCGCCGCCAGGGACAGCCAGGCGCGCTGGGCAGCAGCACCCGCCGTGTTGACGCGCTCGCTGCGGCTGCGCCCACTCACGGCTGCTCCCGCGTGACCTTGACGCCTCGGTACTCCGTCTTCTTGGCAATCGCGCCTGTGACGGCCCCTGCCAGCTTGTCGTCCCCGAGGGCGCCCAGATCCTTCGCCAGCTTCCGAACGGCCGTCACGCCCACGCTCAGCCTGCCCAGGCGGTCCTGCTCCGTCATCGCGTACACCAGGATGCGAGCCAGCAGCGCGTGCAGCGCGCCGGTGGCGGCAGCCCGGTCCTCCGGCGCGGCCAGCACGGCGTCCAGGGCCGCGTTTTCCAGGTCGGTCGTGATCTCCGTGGTGGCCAAGATCAGCTCCGCGAGCGCAGGCCGGACCACGTCCAGGTCGATCGTGTAGCTGTTCGAGTTGTCCAGGGCCATCTTGATCATGGTCCCGTCCAGGTCGGGCACCGTCATGCCCTGCCGTGGCACGCCCTTTTCCTCGCCGACGGCGGTGCCCAGCTCCTCCTCCAGCACCTGCTGCGCCACCCGGGCCGCGGTCGTGAACGCCCGGCCGTACTCGCCGAAGGTCTCCACGACGCCTTGCAGGGACCGCACCAGCGCGTGCGTGTCCTCCGGCCGTGCCACCTCACCGCGTTCCTCGCGGGCGGCCAGGATCTCCGCGTCCAGCCACTCGCGCAGGATCTTCGCGAACCTGCTGGGCTCCGGGAGGTTGCGGACCTCCGGCAGCCGCTCCAGCTCAGCTCCCGTCATCGGGCACCCCCCAGTCGCGCGCCAGCGCGGCGGTGGCCGCGCCCCGGATCGCCTCGCCCAGCTCGTCCATGATCTTGGGCGAGGCGGCCAGCGCGTCCGCGAGATCCGCCACCGCGGCGCCGCGCACCACCGGCACGAACGCCTGCGCGGCCGCGTGCACGGCGGCCTTCATCTGCTTGCCTGTCAGGTCGTCGCCCAGCTGTTCGCGCAGCCACTTCGCGAACCGTCCGGCTGCCAGCAACACAGCCTGGTCGGTCTGGGGAATGGGCGACGGCCCGGCCGCCGCGATGGCGGCCGGGTGGTTGTCGTCCTTGCTCACTTCGCCTCCGTCTCCACCTGGAAGGTGTCCGCGCCCAGCTGGGCCGATTCGAGCAGGCGGGCCAGCATGCAGGAGCTGCACCCGTCCTCGAACACCGGCTCGCCGTCCAGCACGTAGTACAGCTGGGTGTCCACCACCGCGTCTTCCGTGGAGCAGTACTCGCACGGCTCGCCACCGCGGTCGAGGGCGGCCGCCGTCACCGTGGTGACCTTCAGCCCCATGGCAGTGATCATGTCGGCGGTGGTGGTCATCGGGTCCTCCATGGGTCGTTGTTCCTCTGACTCCTGAAACTATACCCCCCACTGTGGGGTAAACACAAGGGGCCGCCCCCACACCGGATGGTCACCGGATACGGGAACGGCCCCCCAGGTCCCGCCCGGTGTCGGGCCGGACAGGTCGTCACACCAAGAACTTGTCCAACGACGGAGAGTGGTGGAACGGCGGTTCGTCGGGCGACCACGCGCCGCCGCCGCCGGACGACGCCGGGGTGGAGGCCCACGGGTCGTCCGACGCGGCGCCACCCGCGCGGCCGGGCGCCTTGTTCTCCCCCCACGAGTCGCCGGAGCGCTGCGCACGCTGGACGGTGGCCGGGCGCCACTTCACGCTCGGCCCGATCTCGTCCACCTGCAACTCCAGCAGCGTGCGCTTCTCGCCTTCCTTCGTCTCGAAGCTGCGCTGCTCCAGCCTGCCCTGGGCGATCACGCGGTCGCCTCGCTGGAACGACTCCGCCACGTTCTCCGCGGCCTGCCGCCAGATCGTGCAGCGCAGGAACAGGGGGTCGCCGTCCACCCACTGGCTGGTCTGGCTGTCGTACCGGCGCGGGGTGCTGGCGATCGTGAAGTTCGCCACGGCCGCGCCGGACGGCGTGAACCGCAGCTCGGGGTCGGCGGTCAGGTTGCCCACGATGGTGAGGGTCGTTTCGCCTGCCATGTAAGGAGTTCCTCTCTCAAAAGACCCGTGGGTTGCTGTTCGGGGTGCCCTGGTAGGCCCCCAGGATCGACTTCATTACCGACTGGTAGGCGGACTGGACGGACCGCAGCGAGTGCATGGTGCCCTTGATCGCGTCGAGCTTCGCCTTCGCGATGATCAGCTCCAGCCACTCGGCTTCGCACTGCAACTTCGCCCAGGCCGTGCGGTCGCCGTCGCTGCCGCCGAACTCCGTCTTGGCCCGCACGCGCGCCCGGTTGTACGCCTGCTCGTACCGGATCGTCTTGTCGTACATGTCCTCTGCGCACACCCGCTCGAAGTGCGCGCCCTCCTCCAGCCGCCGGACCACGTCCAGCAGGTGCGACTCCACCATGGCGGAGTCATACGGCTGCGTCGGATCGATGATCTCGACGCGCGCCAGGATCGGGTCATTCGGGTGGACGGCCGACGCCACGCCGCGCGCGTCCTTCACCGCGGCCTCGTTCGGCGGCACCTGAATCGGCCGGGCGCGCTCCGCCGCGGCCGTGGTGGTCGACTCCGGCAGGGGCGGCGCGGGGGCCAGCATGTCCGCCGTCCGGATGGCGCCGATCACCTCTCCGCAGTAGCACACCACTCCCACGGCCGGGTCGTAGCCGGGGCGCCCGGGACACGAAGCGTGCTCCGGATGGCCGCGCTTCACGGTGACGGCGTACTCGTGGTCCTGCTCCGCCAGCTCGCGCGCGGACAGCGGCCGCTCCTCACCCACCGTGCCCACCGCCGTCGGCCGGACGCAGCGTGCGGCGCAGCGCCACGAGGTGCTGCTGGAGCTTCTGCCCGTCCACCTCCACCAGCATCAGGTCTTCCCGCTGGGCCTGAATCAGGACGTCGGTCAGCTCCTGCTCGTTCTGGGCGGCGCGGGCCGCGCGCAGCGCCAGGACGGCCCGCTCCTCCGGCGTTCCGGTCGGTTGCTCCCGGCGCGCGGACTCCGCGCGCTGCGGCTGCTGCTGGCGCGTCTGCTGCTCCGGGGCCGGACCGTGATCGGTCGGGTCGTCGGCCTCGGGATCGATGTTCATGCCCTTCACCGGGATGCACAGCCCCTGGAAGAGCGCGTACTTCATGGCCGCGCTGGACGCCTTGGACCCGTCCTTGTCGCCCAGGTCCTTGCCGACGCCGTACCCCTCCACGGCGTGCTCGCTGCCGTCGTCCGGGTCCACGAAGGTGTAGCGCATGGTCAGCCGGGTGGTGGCCCAGTGCTGCACCCAGCCCGGTTTCTTCTCGACGGCGTGCACCTCGTGCTGGGCCTTGATCACCTCGGAGCGCATGATCAGCCCGACCGCGCGCAGCCCGGCGCCAACGGCGTCCATGGCGTCGTCGATCCCCCGGAACGAGTACTCCACGTTGCCCGCGTCGCCCCGGGACTCCGCGCGGTACTGCCTCCCCTTGCCGATCTCCTCGATGCGCAGCATGAGCTGGTGGACCTTGCGGTACACGCCCTTGACGCTGGAGCGCTGCTCACCCGCGACGTCGCGCAGCATGCCGTGGGCCGACGCCTCGCCCAGGCGGGCGGCCTGCAAGTCGTGAGCCAGCTCGTTGACGCGTGCCTGCACGGCAACCATGGTGTCGTGCAGCTGCTGGGAAACGTCGGACTGGTGCTGCGCCAGCGCGGTGGCCAGGCCGTCGAGGCGTTCGTTCAGCGTCGCGCCGGTGGCCGTGCCCTCCTCGCCGTACATGCCCTTCAGCCAGACCTCCACGGCGTAGGAGATCTTGTCCGCCAGGGCGTCCTCTTCCAGCATCACCCCGGCGCCGTCGCCCTGGGCTTCCTGAATCGCCTTCAGCAGGTCGGCGTGGGCGTCCAGCTCCGCCTGGAGCTTCTCGAACTTCGGGTTCATCTCACCGCGCATCCGGTTGACGATCACCGTGTTCAGCTGGTTGATCGTCTCCTGGGTGAGCACGCGCCGCCGCTCCGCGGCTTCGTCGACCGGCTGGCCTTCCACCGGCGTGTCCGGCGCCTCCGCCTGCTGGGCTTCATCGGCGCTGGCGGGCGCCGACTTGCTTCGCCTGGTTCCCGTGTTTGCGGGCATGTTCTTCCTCTCTTGATCAGTACTCGCCGGTTTCGGCGTAGTGCCGGAGTCCGTCTTCCAGTACGGCCGTCATGCTGGAGCCGGACGACCGAATCCGTTCCTTCACGGTCTCGTGCTCCTCCGGGGGCGTCCGGAAGCGGATGCGCCTGCGCTCCACCCCCTCCTCACGCTCGGCCGGGTGCGCGGGCTCCATGGGCTTGCCGTCCGCGTCCAGCAGGGGGGTGACGTTCTCGCTGGCCCGCCGCAGGATCGCCTGGGCCACCTTGGGCAGCTCCTGAACCAGGCGCTCCGCGCGCAGCTCCGCGGCCTTGAGCACCCGGGCGTCGATCATGAATTCGGCCTGACGTTTGGTCGTCACAGTGACCTCCTCTCGGCTGTCCACTTTACCCCCCGGCGAGGGGAAAGTAAACTGCGGAGATGAAGCGAAAACCCCCCAACTGGTCGCTCCTGCGCGAGCTGCTCTGGCGGCGCTCCGGCGGCCGCTGCGAAGTCACCGGTCTACCACTCGACCCCGACACTTTCGACGCCCACCACCGACGACCCAAGGGGATGGGCGGTACGTACCGGGACGACACCGACACGCTGCCGAACCTGCTGGCGCTCCGGCCGGAGGTGCACAACGGGCCGCCGACGGCGGTGCACATGCGGCGCGGCTGGTCGGAAGAGCGCGGCTACCTGCTGCCGCTCAGCACACCGCTGGCAGCCAGCTGGCCGGTTCTGCTACTGGGCCGCCGCTGGGTGTACCTGCTGCACCAGGCGCCCTGGTACATGGAAGTCCCGCGTAGATAACGGGGAGATAACTATCGGACGCGGCAGAGCCCCGGCGGCCGGGCATGCCGCCGGGGCTCTGCCCGTGCAAGAAAGGCGCTGGGCCCGATCCGCCAACCGGGCCCAGCAGAGGAACAACCGCCCACGGGTGCAGGCGGTACCAGCGTAACTCAGGCCGCGCGCTGCGTGGGCGCCTGCGGCGGCCTCGACCGCAGCGCCGTCACCGGCGCCACCACCTGCGTGCGCGTGTAGCCCGCCGCCAGCAGGGTGAGGAACGTCGCCAGCGCTGCCTGCTGGGTGTCCGTCATCGCGATGCCGAACCCGGCTGCCAGCTGCACGATGGCGTTGCCCGAACCGACCAGGAACGCCAGGCCTTTCTCCGCGCTCACCAGGAACGCCGTCACCAGGGCTGCGACGAACGCCAGCGCGCCGTTGACGGCGGCCGCCACCGGCTGGCTCATGTCCGTGATGAACGGCAGCACGAACTGGACCAGGGCGGCCACTGCCGCCGGAATCCAGGCCGCTTCACGTACCTGCATTGATCAACCTCCCGTCGTCTCCGTCGGCGTGTCCGACGGGGTCGTGGTCGTCACCGGCGGCGGCACCACGGAGGTGATGCAGCCGTACAGCGTGTATCGCGTGCCGTCCTGGGCCACCAGATCCTTGGCCTGGTTGAAGTTCTGGCCGTAGTTGGCGCACAGCTGGGATGGCAGGAAGTCGGGGTGCTCCTGCACATAGGTCACGAATGCGGCCTGGATCTGCGCGTCCGACGGCGGCGGCCCCGGCTGGCCGTCCACGCCATCCTTGCCGTTCGCGCCCGGCTGACCGTCGGTACCCGGCTCGCCCTTGTCGCCTTTCGGTGGCGGGTTGGCTTGCAGGTAGCTGGCCACGGCCGCGGAGATCTGGGCGACTGGCACGGCGGGCGGGTTGAGTAGCTGGTCGGCCGCGATTTTCTGGGCAACCTGCTGGGCGGTGGGAACCGGAGGGAGCTGGGCCAGCACGCGAGCCGCGGAGGCAGCCACGATCGTGCTGGTGGGGTCGTCGGCGGTGGGAGGCGGCACCGGCACCGGCGTCTGGCCGCGCGCGGTCAGCTGGCTGTTGGCGGCCTGGGCCGCCTGGTACGCCTTTTCCGCCAGCTCCCGGCTGTTGGCCACGTCCGATCCGAGGGCGGTAGTGCGGCTCTCCTGGCGCGCCACCTGCCCCAGGGCGAGCACGCTCACGCCGATGGAGAGAGCGGAGCCGAGCAGGGCGCCGACCAGCGCCACGACCGCGGCGATCCGGATCACCTCGCGCTTGGAGGGCTTGTTGTCGATCCGGTGGCCCAGGTCGTCCTCCGCCGCGTCGATCGCGCGCAGGCCGATCTCCAGGGGGCGCTGCTCCGATTCACTCATCACGGGTCCGTCCAAGGCAGGCTTCGTAGCGGCGCTGCAAGTCGGCGTGGCGTTCGGCAAGCGCAGCCATCTGCGCTTCCAGCACGGCTTTGTCCCGGGCGCAGGAGGCGAGTTCACGCGCCAACTCTCTCGCCTCCTCCTCAGCCCGGTCGGCGTCAGCCTTGTGCGCGGCAGCCTGGGTGGCCAGCACGCCCATGCTGTCCTTCACAAGATCTAGTGCGTTTGCACCAGCTGGCAGGCCCACTCTAGCGGGCTCCCCCTCCAGCGGGGGGGATTCCTGGGGGTCGTCGTCATCCCTCTTCGCCTCGCGCCGCACGTACGCGACCCCGATGCTGCCGATCGCCACCAGGGCCACAACCACGATGATCACCCAGCCCGGCTGACCTTCCAGGTTGGGCAACTCCAGCACGGGATGACTCCAGACGGTGAGGTGAACGCGGCTTCATGCAGTGTTACATACCCCCCGGTCGGGGGCGAATGCCGCGCCCCTCGATTGTTATGGCCCCCAGATACGGCACTTCGTGGGGTAGTGCCAGCCCCACTTCAACTGCCCGGAAATCAGCCTGCCCAGCACTTCCACCCGGATCTGTCGGCCGATCACGTTCACCGTCGGAATCAGGGTCTTAAAGTCCAAGTTCCACAGGACCACCGCGTTGACCGACGACGGGTTGATCGTGATCTCGCTGGACAGAACCTGCGTTTTGTCCGGGTCGTCGAACGTGATGCGGAGCTGGAGTCCGAGGGTGGTGGCGGACTGCGCCGTCGCGTACCCCAGGTACTCAAGGCGCGTCGACACGCAGGGTGCGTACCCCTCCCAGATCGTGCGCTGGACGTTGGTATCCAGGCCCATCCAAGACTGGAGGATCGGCGCGTTCTGCGTGTTGCCACCCGTTGCGGTGGTCAGGAACGTGAAGATCGGGTTTGCCGGGTAGAGGGGGACGTTCACCCACGGGAAGGCCACGCCGCCGTCGATAGCCTCCGAGATGATCTGCTTGCCGTCTGCATCTTGCATGAAAACCCGCTGACGCAACGGATCGGAGACTGTCCGCTGAGCGGCCTGCGGGTCGAAGACGGCGAACGCCTGCGTGTGCTTCGGGTCGTCCCGTGTGATCTGGATTCCCCGCTGCAACTTGCCTTTCACGGCGTCGCGCGGACCGAACTCCCCGATCCACAGGAAGGAGTCCCGGATCGGGTCGTTCGGGTTGTCACCCGCGTAGTTGCCGCGCCACACCATCAGGCCGCCGTCAATCTTGGCGTTGTACAAGGGGTTCGCGCGCAGCTGCGCATCCGTGATGCGGGAGGCTTCGGCGATCGCGTCGACCAGGTTGGGGCTGCGCGGCGTGAGCTGCGTGGCGGCCAGCTGCGCGTAGGGGTCGATATCGGCCATGGTCTAGGCCACCTCGTCCTTCCCGGCCGTCATGATCTCCACCGTTTCGCTCTGCTCGCCTTCGGGCGGCGTCACCCGGTACCCCATGATGCGGGTCACGTAGGTGGCACCTCGGGAGCCGTCCGGCTGGTCCGGCCACGTCCAGTCGTCGGTCACCACCAGGCAGTCGTCTCCGATGGTGTAGGTGTCGAAGTAGGGGAACAGATCTCCGCGCACGGTCAGGGATTCCAGGAACTGCTCGTTCGCGTAGCTCTGAACGAGGCGAGCATTTGTCTGGTCCTGCAACGTGGTCTGCACACTCACGTCAGGGTTGCTGTACTTGGCTTCCGTCAGCAGGAACCCGTACGTCCAGTCATCGGGGTAGCGTGCAACAACCCGTAGCGCGTCGTCGTCGAACCCGGAGCCGGTTCCCCAGACCACATTGGACACATTCTGACTGTTGTACGCTGGCTTGATCGAGCGCACGTTGCCGCGTCCGTCAGTGCGGTAGGTGAAGGTGGGGACGTTCTGTCCGCTGGAGTACGACCGCCCCAGCCGCGGATACCCTGCCACGTACTGCACCCGGAAGCTGCCCGCGTTGTACGCGTCGTTGCCGGTGAGCACACGGTGGCTGGTGTACCACTCGTAGCCGTTGATGATGCGTGATCGATCCTGGTGCGCTTGCAGCAGCGACGTGTCGCTGCCTCGCTTGTACGTCATGTCCCGCAGCACACCCGAGTTGCCGCTGGGACCTTCCACGGTGATCCATGCCGGGAACTGGCCCGAGATGTTGCCGATCTGGCTCCACACCGCGGGGTTGAGCAGATCCCGCACAATCTGGAACTGGTCAACTTGAGCCCACGTCACGCTGGGCAGCAGGTTTCCCGCACTGTCCCGCTGCCCGATCGGTGGCGGACCGGTGATAAGCCGCCGCGCCCACAGGCTTTCCACGGTCTGGAACACCAGGTTCATCCGGCCCGTTTCCGGGTCGACCGGGGCCTGCCACAGGATGCCGCCGAAGGGGATCGTGTGCTCGCGGACGCCGTCGTCGCGGGTCACGGTGCGCACTGCGATGATCCCCGTCTTGCGCGGGATGAACTTCTCCCACGGGTTCATCGCACGCACTTCGGAGTCGGCGAGCTGCAAGGAGGCCCGCAGCTCGCCGACTCCGCGCATCAGCACGGAAAACTGGACGCCGGACAGCGGCATCGGCACGTTCGAAATGACGGTCGGGTCGCCGTTGAGGTAGAACACCGGCCAGTAGCTGTAGGAGACGTTCTGCGGCTCCTCCGGGCCAGCGCCGCCCACGTCGCGCAGGAACAGCGCGTCGCGACCCGCCGCCATTGCTTGCGTCATACGGGGACCACCAGGGCGGAGACGTTGGACAGCGACGACACGCTCATGCCCTGGGTGGCGGCGCCGAACTTCCGCTGTGCCCACAGGGAAATCGTCTGACCACCGGTGATGTCCACTGTGGTCCGTCCGGTGATCGGCACGGAGTTGGTGCCGGTGAAGGAGTTGTCCGGGTCGCGGGTCTCCCATGCGCCGGTGCCACCCATGGCGAACCCGGCGGAGCTGGTGCCCTGGCGCGGCGTGAAGTTCCAGCCGTTGTTGCCATCGAACCCCGCGTGCACGGCGCCGGACCAGACGAGACGGTACGGGTAGCCGGGGTCCGCCATGATCAGAGTGGCGATGATCCGGTCGGCGGTGGAGGAGGTGAGCACCCAGCTGCCCATGTCGAGCGCGAAGGTGCTCAGGCCGTGCCACTGGCCATCCTGCCCCCACACGACCTGCCGGGCGGGCATGGCGCCGCTGGGCGGCAGGATGCGCGTCTCGCCGTAGTAGACGCCCGCGTCGGCCACCTGGCCCGCGAACGGCCAGTACGGGGCCCCCAGGGCGCTGGTGCGCTTGCGGACATCAGCGACGGTGGGAGTGGTGGCGTTGGCGTTGACCGTGAGCCGGTACATCTCCATGTAGCCGTTGGGCAGCGTGGGTACCGCGGGCGTTCCGGCAACCGCGGTCCCCTGGATCACGACGACGTCGATATCGTTGTCCGTGCCCGAGTAGAACGCGTCGCGCACGCGCGCACCGATGACATCGATCCGGTTCAGCGTGGTGGACGAAGCCGCCAGCGTGCGCGTCTCGGACTGGAGCGACGTGCCCTTGTAGTCACCGGCGCCGGAGGCGTTGTTGTTCTCGATCACGCACCGGAACGGGCTCACCGTGACTTGCATGCCGGACACGGTGATCTGGCCCGACCAGGCATCCGGCGCGGGAAGGATGCCGCTGCGGCAACGAGACGGGTCGCCACCCTTCGGCTGGAAGTGGTGGTTGGTGGAGTACTGCCGGTCCAGCGCGGCGGTGTAGCTCGATCCCTGAAGGAAGGCCGGGGGAGTCAGCATGGACAAGGTGGGCTACCTCCAGGTCGGGCGCCAGGTGGCGCAGAGCTGAGCGCTGGGATCGAACGATCCGGATGTCGCTCGCCAGCGGATGGTGTTGTCCCCCGGGTGGATCGCGAACGGGCGTCCGGCAATCCGGTAGGTGGACGGGGTGATGATGCCGGTGCGCGCGTCGATGGTGACCGTCTGCCCGGCGGGGATGGTGGACGTGAGCACGAAGCCTTCGCCGGTCGCCTCATTGGTGATGACCGGCGAATCCACCGGCCCGGTGATGGTGTAGATGGGCCACGCGTCGATGTTGCCGACGTTGCCCGCGATCAGGTAGCCACCGGGGTTGCTGATCGAGCCGTAGTTGTAGTTGTAGGTCTTGTCGTACGAACGGCCGGTGACGGAACCAGATGGCAGCCCGGCGCATTCCTGCTGGGCGGCACCGACCCCGAGCTTCCACGGCGGGTTCGCGGCCACCAGGTTGAAGCTGAACTGCGTCGCTACGCCGCCGCGCTGATCTCCCACGATCGGGGTGGCGCGGAAGGCGCCCTGCGCCCGGCAGACCAGTCCCATGCGCAGGCCCACGCCGAAGTCGTGCTGCTCCCACACGACCGTCGTGCGCGGGCCCAGCAAGGACCGCATCTGCGCGATCCGCTGCCGGAGCACGATGGCGCTGGGAGCCACCATGGCGCCCTTGATATCGAGCACGCGCGGCGCCACCGACTGCGGACCGGACAAGCCGCCGTCACGGCCGCCCGCCTGGTCGATCGGCGTGATGAAGTCGAGCCCTTCCCAGCCTTCCGGTTCCCCCGCCACGATGTGCGTGCCGTCGTCCAATGTGGTGTTGAACCACACGTCGGCGGCATCCGCCACCAGGTCGGCACCCATGCGGTACATGCCTTCCATGGGCACCGCGGGCAGGTGCGCGTAGACGTTGACCGCCGCCGTCATACCGTCACCCCTGCTATCAGGCCGTCGTTGACTCCGACCTGAACCCCTTGACGCTGCACCGGAAGGCTGCTCGCGCCAGCGGTCAGGTCGGTGTTGCCGCGGCGCAGCACCTCATCGGCGAACTGCCGCACATCGGTGCCGGGCAGCATGAAGTTCTGCTGCACCAGGGACGTGGACGGGACAATCCCGTTCGCGGACCCGGTGGCCGACACTGCGCTGTTCCCGGTCAGGTTCAGCCGGACACCGCTGTTCACGTTGTCGGCCAGCGACAGGGCGGCTTTGCTGACGCTGGGCTCCATCTTCTCCATGCCTTGGATGAGACCCTGCCCGATGAAGACGCCGATCTTCGCCATCTCCTTGGAGGGCGAGGAGATCCCCAGGGCGCCCTTGATGCCGTTCAGGATCTTGCGTCCGACGTCCACCACGGAGTTGATCACGCCAGTGATCATGGAGCTGATGCCCTTGATCAGGCCACGCAGCAGATCGGCACCAGCGTTGAACAGGAGGCTCGCGAAGTCCCGGACGGCGCCAAGGATCTTGCCGGGCAGCTCGCCGACGAACGACACCGCGGACGACACGCCGGACGACACCGCGGACACGATGCTGTTAAACGCCGTACGAACCGCGTTAACCGCGTTGTTGAATCCGTTCGAGATGAAGTTCTTTACGTTGTTAACTGCGTTCGAAATCGAGCTGGTGATATTCGACCACACCGTGGTCACGGCGGTAAGCAGCCCCGAAAAAATGGTAGTCACCGTATTCACGACGCCGGAGATTATCGTGAGCACAAAATTCATTGCGCCGCCGATAATGGAGGTCAGAACTCCAAACGCGTTGAATAGAGGCGTCATGGCGTTGGCGATGAACGCGATAAACGTGGCTGCCAGCTGGACGAAAAGGGCGATGATCGGGGCCACGATCTGAATCAGCGTGGTGATCGGTGGAATCAGCGGCAGGAAAGCCTGGACCAGCGCCAGCACCGCGTTGATCAGCGGGCCCACCGCGGGCAGCAGGGCGCTGAAGATCTGCACGATGGCCTGTCCCAGCGCACCCGCCAGGGGTGCCAGCGCGGACCCCAGCTGCGAGAACGCCTGGGAGATCACCGGCAGCAGCGGCGCCATGGCGTTGAGCACGTTCTGAATCAGCTCCGTGAACGGCGGCACCAGCGCCTGCACGATCTGGATCAGCGGCGTCAGCACGGCGGTCGCGAGCTGCACCAGCGGGGGAATCAGCGGCGCCACCGCAACCAGGACGCTGCCGAACAACGTCGCCAGCTGGGAGATCACCGGCACGAGTGGGGGGATCGCCTGCGCCAGCACTCCGGCGAACACCTGAGCCACCTGGGAGATGATCGGTCCGAGCGCGGCCAGCGCCTGCCCCAGCGCTGTGCCGAGCACCGCGGCCAGCTGCCCGATCGCGGGCAGGGCGGGCGCCAGGGACTGCAAAAGCGACGCGAAGCCCTGGCCGAGCGCCGCGATACCGGGCTGCGCCGCGGTCAGGGCCGTTCCGAGGGCCTGCACGACGGGAAGCAGGGCAGGCCCGATGGTGGCCGCCAGGTTGGCGAGGATGGGCACGAGGGTCGTGCCCACGATCTGGGCGAGCGAGAGCACCACCGGCAGCACGGCTGCAACGACCTGGCTCATGGACACGAAGAACGTGTTGATGGCCTGGCTTCCTGCGGCGCTGCCGGTGAAGTCGCGGATGGCGCCGGTGATCTGAACCAGGTTGTTGAGGAACCCGCCGCCGGAGGTGTTGGCCGCGTCCAGCAGGTTCTTGAAGATCCCGAAGACGTTGGCCGCCACCTGCCCGAGCTGCTTCAGGGTATCGATGCCGGTTTGGATGAAGGCCGCCAGCGAGCCGGACTCCTTGGCCTGCAAGATGAAGTCGGCGAACTTCTGCGCGACGTTGGCGACGCCGGTGGCCAGTCCCGGCAGGAACGTCGCGCCCACTTCGCCGATGTCCAGGAACGCGGCGATCACCGGCTGGACGGCTGGCACCAGCGCGCTGACGGCGCCACGGATCGAACCGAAGATGCTGGAGACCTGCTGGAGATTCTGGCTGCTGGTGAACATGTCGGCAGCCTGCTTGGCCGCGGAGTTCAGCTCGCCAGCGATTCCGGTCAGTCCCGACTTCAGCACGGGGAGCGCGGTGGACCCCAGGTCCCGCAGCTCCTTGCCCAGCCCGCTGAAGAGAGCCTGCTGCACGGAGAGCTTCATCTCATCGAACGCAGGCTTGATCGTCTGGGCGGAGCGCACGAAGTCCTGGGCGGCGGGGGCCAGATTCTTCATGGCTTCGGCGAGCTTCTGGGCGTCGCCGGACGCCAGCGCCTTGAAGGCGTCGCCGACGCCGGACAGGCCGATCTTCAACGTGGCGGTGACGGCAACCAGGGCGCCCAGGGCGGCAGGCAGCAGGGCGGCCGCGCCGGATGCGTTGGCGAGCACGCCCACGAGGCCGATAAGGCCTTGCGCCAGCGACGTGATGCCCGCCAAGGCCGTGCCAGCCGCCGCTCCGAGGGCGGCCAGCCGCGCCCCACCGGCGAGGATGGAGCCGAAGGAGGACGCGAAGCTGGCGCCCAGCCCGCGCAGCCTGCCAAACAGCCCGCTGAACCTGCTCTCCACCTTTTTGGCGGAGTCATCCGCCTGCCGGTCCAGGTCCGGCAGCAGGCCGTTGCCGGTGGAGGCTTCCTTCGCGGCGGCGGCGAAGGCCCGCTTGAGCGAGGCGCCCAGGCGGGACCCCTCCACGGAGAGGCGCACGGAGGCTTCCCCGATCACGCGAGCCACTCTTGCACCTCCCCTGAACTGCCGTTACTTCGTCGTCTTCCGCGGGACCCGGGTCCCTGTTAGCCGGTTCTGCATCGCAATCTGGTCCGGGTGCAGACCCCACGTCGAGCGGTCCGGCTTGACCATGCCCATCTTGATCACGATCTGGTCGTGCACCTTGCGCAGCTGCTCATCGCCGGGGCTTTCCAGCAGGATCGCGTACAGCGCGTCAAGGAAGCCAGCGGCTGACACCCGCGTTTCGTCGATGCCCGCCAGCGCCAGCTTGCCGCCCACGTAGTGCACGTAGGCGGGGTCCACCGCAAGGTCCCAGATCAGCCTTGCGGCGCCGTAGGGCGCCCGGAGGCCAGCTCGATCACGTACTCGGCCACCTCCATGAGGTCTTCCAGCGCCACGATCGCGTCGTCGTTCTCGTTCATCAGGTGCAGCCAGCGGCGCTTCGTGGTCCAGTTGGCCTGGTCCTCCCACTTCGCCAGGCTGGCGGCGTCGCTGACCGGGTAGATTTCACCGTCGGGACCGCGGTAGTGCGGCTCCCACTCGGCTTCCTCTTCCGGGTCCAGGTCGACAGGCTTGGGCAGGTGCTCCAGTGTCCAGGACGCCTTCACCAGGCCGTCCCGGTTGTCCATCTGCTTGGCCAGCATCCGCGTCATGGAGCCAATCAGGGCCGGGTCGCCTTTGGACACGAGTACCAGCATGGAGGACAGCTCCGCGCCGTCGCTGCGTACCGCGAGGGTGCCGCGGAAGGAGCGCACCTCGTCGTCGCCGTCGATGTATTTCAGCTCGAACGGCTCCCGGATAGCCGCCTTGGATGTGGACTTGTTGCCGAACACCTTCATGTTGTGCCCCTTCGGTTTCTGTGCTCAGAACCCACCCGCGAGCGGCAGGCTGCGGGTGAGGAAGAACGTGCCCCGGGTCCCGGGATGCCGGACGCTGCGACGGAAGATCGTGCGACCGCCGACGGTGAAGCGCAGCGCCTTGCGGCGGCGTGCCACGATGATGTGTGGCGACGTGCCGTCGTGCTCGAACATGGTGTACCGCATCCGCTGGCGGCCAGCCACGACTTCAACGGCGGGGAGGCGCCGGAACTGCGTGGAGTTGCGGCGGATGGTGGCCAGCAGTGTGCCGGTGCGGACGCGCACGCGCTGCTCGGCGCCCACCTGCACGCGGAACATCCGGCGGTCCAGCTCCTGCGGGAGCCCGCTGTCGTAGCTGTTCAGCCACAGGTAAGGCTCACCTGGGTACAGGGTTACCTTGGCGCTGTCGATCTTCAGTTTCACAGGCCGCCGTCCAGCGCGGTGATCGCCACGGTTGCCTCGTTGGCGTGGTAGCCGCCCTCGGGACCCAGCGAGGAAGTGAGGCCCGCCTGCACGCTGTGGTTGCGCCCCAGCTCCTGCCGCAGCTTCGAGCACATGCGGACGACGGCGTCGGACAGCAGGCCCGCGTCCTTGATGCTCTGCTCCCCAGCCGCGTCGATTTCAGTGACCGGCGGGTACGGGTCGTTGCTGCTCTCGCCGACGGTTGGGGTGCAGCGGACCAGCTGGATACTGAAGATGGCGTGCCGGACGTTGAACACACTCACCGGGCCGCCGGTGCGCGGGCTCTGCACGGGCGCATCCGGCGCGGGACCGATGCCGATGCCGGTCAGGGCCACGAACAGCTGCTCACAGTCCCACGCGATCAGCTGGGGATTCCCGGCGGCGAGGAAGCGCCGGTCCGGCAACGTCACACCGGCGTCGGCGAAATGCTGCACGACGCCGTCCAGGAATCGCCGGGCGAGGTCCGCCACGACCGTTCCCATGCCGGGGCTGGTCACGCCTCGCCACGCATCTCGGCCAGCGCGCGCTCCAGCTCGTCATCGGTGTCGTCCTGGGCGTCGGCCGCAGCCTCCGGCTCCGGGGCGTCCTCCGGCGTCTCGGGAGTGGCTTCCGGCTCGGGTTCGGGCTCCGGCTGGGGCGCCTGCTCGCGGACCGGTTCGGCGTCGTCGGGCGGCCGGACGGCGGCGCTGGGGCTCCAGGGATCTTGGCTGAACGACATGTCGAGACGATACCACCCAGCGGGGGGCATTCATGGGACTACGCGGTGGGCAGGTCGGGACTCCAGACGGAGGCGTTGCGCCGCAGCCCCGCGGGGTTCACGGTGATCAGGAACAGATCCACGAAGTACAGGCCTGTCCGCCCTTCCTTCAGGAACTCCTGGGCGTCGAGCATGGTCACCGACACCCCCTGCCGGGTGATGGTCTGGACGCGGCGCGGCAGGCGGCATTCACCGCTGTTGACCTGCGCCAGGGCCAGCTCCACGGCCAGCTCCACGGCGGCCTGGACACCGGCCAGCGGCGGCGGCGCGCCGAAGGTGTAGGCCACCTCCGTGACGTCGCCGCACACGTTCCAGCCGCGGCCGTCGGTGCGCTCCAGCCAGCCCGCGCCGTTCACGCGGTAGTCGGTGAACGGCTGGCCGTTGACGGTGACGGAGGTGATCGTGACGTACTGGCGGGGCAACCGGATCGCCATCGGCGACAGGTGGGTGCCGATCCAGACGCCAGGCGGTGGCGGGTAGAGGTACCCGTCGGTGATGAATCCGGACGACCAGCAGGAGCAGTGCCCCCAGGTGGGGCTGTACGGCCAGCTGCCGGTGCCGGGCGCGGGCGGCCGCGAGCGCAGGGTGACGGTTTCCGCGCAGCCCTGCCCGAACCAGCGCGACCCGGACAGGTAGAACAGGATCTCGCTGGCGATCATCAGCTGACGTTCCCACTCCTCATCGCTGAGCAGGGAACGCCGCGAGGCAGGCACGTCTCCGAGGGACGCCCAGGCCGAGCACAGCACGGCCGACGATGGCGCGGGGGGCACTTCCGGTGTCGTCATCGCTTGGGCGTCTCCTCGGGACGTTGTGCGCTCCTGTCCGGCTCGGGGGCCGGTCAGGAGATGGTGGTGGCCACGGTGTCGCTCTGGCCCGCGTAGGTGGCGGTGATGTTCGCCGTGCCCGCAGCGACGCCCGTCACCAGGCCGCCGTTGTCGACGGTCGCGACGCTCTCGTCCGAGGACGTCCACACGGCCGCGGTGGTGACCACCTTGGTACCGCTCGGGGTGAGCGTGGCCGTGGCCGTCATCTGCTGCGTGCCGCCCACGGTCGCCGCGCCCGGATCGGGCGTGACTGCCAGCGACGCCACGGTCTGCTGCGCCTGGACCGCGCGGAAGCCCCGCGTGAAGTCCGGCAGCGTGTCCGTCTGGACGAACTGCCACACGCGGTCGCTGGCGAACTCCCAGTCGTTGGCCGGGCCGTCCAGCCAGTTCGCGTTCTGGGTGCAGGTGCCCGACAGCTCCGGCACCAGGGGGTCCGTGCCGGACAGGGTGAGGCTGCCGTTGGGACGCAGCTTGGCACGCGGGACGACCCACCAGAAGTAGCCCGCCTGCGCGCCGTCGATGATGGCGTTCGTCCACAGCTCCACCGACACGCCGTTCGGCGTGGGGTCGGTGCCCACTTCGGGCGCCTGGTAGCCCACCTCGTTGCCGCCTTCCATGAGGACGGTGCCGCCCACCATGAAGGCCAGCAGGTTGGGGTCGGGCTGGCAGATCTGCAACCCTTCGATGGTGCCGCGCTTGAGGCTGTCCGGCGCCTTGTACGTCAGGCAGACCAGACCGGCCCCGTTCTTCTGAACGATCTCGTCTCCGTCCTCGTACTCCAGGCCCAGCTGCGCCTGCACCAGCGCGTCGGACACGTAGGAGTTGCGCGCGCCCGCCAGCGGCGCGCCGTTGGCGTCCAGCTTGGTGACGCGGATGCCCAGGGCGAAGAGACTTCCCGCTCCGTTGTACGTCATGGTTTCCTCCCTCGCCCGGTCAGGCGGAGCCTTCAAGATCGATAGCCAGGTGACTGCACGGGTCGTAGGCAGCCGCGATGTAGCGCGTCGCCCACACCTTCCGCCGGTTGGTGAGTCGGTTCAGCGTGGCCGCCATGTCCGTCACCAGCTCCAGCTGGCTGCTGAACGCCATCACCGGGCCGGTGGCGTAGGCCCAGCTGTCGCCGGTGCCCGCCGGTCCGGTGCCCGGGTATCCGGCGTCGGCAACCACCACGCTTCCCAGCGGGGTGTACAGCGAATCGCCGCGGATCACCAGGAGCGAGCCGATCTCCAGCAGGTACCGGGCTGGCACGTGGAGAACGACCTGCTGCCCGAACGCCTGCGCCATGGCCGCCTGCTCCAGCGCGCCCAGGCGTCCGGCGACCGTGGTCACCGTGCTGGGCACGACGGTGGCGTCCGCGGACGCCAGGTGCGGGTTGACGTACGGCGAGCCGTCGACGGTGACCGGGTCCGCGATGGACAGGGCACCGGTCCACAGCTCGTGGGCCAGCTCGTACGACAGGACCGCATCGGCCTGCCGCTGCACCCGGGACGTGTCGAGCGTGCCGCCCAGCGTGGTGCATTCGTCGGACACCCGGTAGCCAACCGGGTAGACCTGCGGCAGCGTGATGTCGGGCTCCGCAGGCACTGCCGGGCTGCCGTCGCACGGACCGAACCCGGCGACGGTGAAGCAGCGCTCCGGCCGCCACGCCAGGCCCGTCTGCCAGCGGCCGCCGTCCGGCTTGACCGCGGCCGCCCACAGCGTGCCGGTTGCCTGCGCTCGCGCCTGCGGAGCGGCGATCGTTTCGGGGATCATGGGTTCACCTCCCTGTGGTTTCCCTTGCGGGGCAAGGGGTCCGGCTGAGTAGCCGGACCCCTACGCCACAGGTCAGTCCGTCACCGACGACAGGTCCAGGGTGCCCGCCACCATGCCGGTCGGCTGCGCCTCGATCACCACGCGCAGCGACTCGACGCCGTTGAACGCCACCCCTTCCCAGTCCTCCACGAAGGTCTGGTACCGGTTGATGCTGTTCAGCTGCGAGTCCCGGACCAGGCCCAGGTCCAGCGTGCCGCCGTCGAGGAAGAGCCAGTCCCCCTCCGCGTACAGAACGCTGTCGATCTTGTCGGGGAAGCCGGGCACCGGGTCGCCGTCGGCCAGCGAGGTGTAGTGCTGGGCCGGGATGTCCTCCGGGCTGGCGCCACCCGCACCCAGGTCCACCGCGTCCAGGCCGTCCAGGTGGAAGGTCGGGATCACGCCGCGGTTGCGGAACCACGTCAGGATCGCGGCGTCCGCCACACCCAGCATGGCCGGGTCGTACGCGGAGCCCATGCTCCGGCACAGGTCGGCGCGGAACAGGTCCAGCACCCAGCGCGGGCCGATCCAGCGCAGCGGGACCATGGTGTCCAGGCGGTGCACGTTCCGGTAGTAGGCCACGATCTTGTCGATGGTGACCAGCACGTCGCGGATCGCGGACACGCGCTTGGCGGAGGTGACACGCTTGCTGCCGGTGAGCAGCTTGGACAGCAGCCGGTTCTCCGCGAAACGGGCGTGCGCCACGAGAGCGGCGCGGGTGTTGGCTTCCACCCACTCCGGGTCGAATCGGGCCGTGAAGTTGGGGAACTGGAGGCAGAGGTAGATGGCCTCCACCACCGCGTTCTCCAGGTCCGGGCACTCGATCACGGCGCACGTCTTCGTCGGGTCCGGCACGTCGGTCGGGGTCTCGACGACGCCGACGGCGGCGTCCATCTCCGCGGTCCAGACGCCCAGGCCGTTGGTCATGGCCAGCGCGTCCATGGGCGGCCGGTACTGAATGCCGCCGCGCGAGACCTGGAAGCGGGACAGGGCGTCGCGGACCGGGCGCGAGGTGACGCCCAGCGTGTTGATCTGGTAGAGGTTCTCCAGCGGCGCGCAGAAGCCGCCTGCTGCGGTGATGGCCTCCGGCGAGGTGACGGCCTCGATCTTCGCGGCGTTCTCGCCGAAGGCGGCCGAGTCCAGCAGCTGGCGTTCCGCCGGGTACTCGTGCAGGACGCGGGCCACGTACTCGCGGCCGCTGCCGCCAGTGGCGCGGATCTGCGCCCACTTCTCGCTCAGGGCGACGGCGAGACCCTTGCGGTCCAGCTCCACGCCCGCGTTGAACTTCGGGATGCCCCCCAGCGCCACGGCGCGGCCGGTGACGGCGAGCGCGCTCGACTTCGGCGCCGCGTCCTTGCGCTGCTTGCCGATGCTGCCCAGCTTGGCGCTGGCGGTGACGCCGTCGCCCTGGCTGTCGCCGGTCGAGTTGCCATCCGCGTCGTCACCGTCGGACTCGCCGTCGCCCTCCACCGGCGGCGGCGCGCTGGCGGGGTTCGGCTCGCCGGACGGCTGCGTCGACGGCGTTCCCTCCGGCGCGCTGGCCGGGGTCGCCGGGTCCGGGACGGCGCCCGTGGTCGGGTCGCCCTCATCCGCGAAGGCGGCGCGCGCGGCTTCGGACTGGGCGGCCAGCTCCTGACGACGCGCCAGCTCGGCCTTGATGGTGTCCTTCGCCGTCTTCAGGGCCTGGAGCTTGTCCAGGTTCTCCTGCGTGTTCTCCGGCGGCACGGCGCGGCCCTGCCGGTTGATCTCGCCCAGGGCGGCGCTCAGCTCTTCGGCCGACGCGTCCGCGAGGCGCTTGATCAGGTCTTCGATGTTCACCGAAGGCTCCCTCTGTCGTCTCGTGTGGTCTTGCCAGGGCGGCGAGCCGACGCTAGGCGCTGGCGCAGCGCTCCGGGTTAGACCGCAGAGACGCCGATGAGCCCTTACGGGGCATGAGGCTAATGCCGCACGGCCCGTGGGCTCATCGGAACGCGGGGGGTATCCCCGCAAGTCAGTTCAGGGAGAAAGAGCTGCCTCCGCCGCTGGCGCGGGCCGCCAGCACCTGGTGCAGGCGCTGCAACAGGCCCATGAACAGGTAGATCAGCGCGTCCTCGCCGTCCAGCGGGCGGCCGCCGATGGGGTCCAGCTCGCTGGCGTCGCGAACGGTCGCCTTGCACACGTTCGCGATCACCTGGGCGTCCCCGCGCACGGCGGCTTCCAGGATCACCGCTTCGCTCTCGTGGTTCACCACGCACTCGGGGGCGCCGCACCGGGCCGGTTCCACCTCGATTTCCAGCGGCGCGTCCACCCCCAGCAGGTGCTGCACGTAGGCAGCGAACTCGAAGTGCGCGGCGTAGAGGGCGGCCATGTGGTCGCCGTTGGTGTACATCGGGGTGTGCAGCAACACCGTGTTCGCATAGGCGAACGTCGAGTCCGGGGCGTGCCGCTGGGTCACCAGCGCCAGCCGAATGAGGGACCACACGAAGCTGCGGAACGCCTCCGACTTCTCCGGCGGCCCGGGAGTGACGTACGGGTTATCCGGCAATTCGGGCACGGGTTTTTCCTGCCTCTCGTATCAGCCGCTCCAGCGCGGCAGCGTAGGTGGGCGCCGCACCACGCAGGATGCCGAGCACGTACGCCCGATGACTCAGGTCAGGCAGGGAGGCGTCGAGTGCTTCCGCTGCCTGGATCGCCAGCTGGGCCAGTCGCTCAGCTTCGCCGGGTCCCAGCTGGGCCATGATTCCCCCCTTCGTAAGGAAGGGCCTGCCCCCGGGGGAAGCGGGGGCAGGCCCAGGCTGTTACCAGATCGGCGACTCTTCTGCGGGACGGCCACCGGCGGTGAGGTACACCTCGCAGGGGTCTCCGCTGCCTTCCTCCATGGCGCGCTCCAGAGCCCGCTCCGCTGCCGCCGCGGACTGGAAGGCCATCTCGTCCGCGTGCGCCTGGTAGGCGGTGAACGCGCGGCACAGCTCCAGTTCGGTGATCGATTCGTGTCCATCGAACGCGAAGTCGAAGTACTCGGCTTCGCGCGCTTCGGCGCAGTCGTCGTGGGTGAGGCGGGCGTTGGTTTCCAGCATCTCGGTTCTCCCTTGCGGTCGTTCCCTTTGGGTAGACCTGACTTTACCCCCCGGCGGGGGGTGCGTCAAGCTACGACTTGAGGCGTTCGTACGTGGCCTGCATGTACGCCAGGACCCGCGGGTCGTCGACGAACAGGCGGTGACGGTTCGCCCAGTTCAACGCGTACGCGCACGACCGGCACGTGTGCCCCCGCCGCCGGTCGCCCAGCACGTTCTCGCCGATCACGACGTGACCGCGCTTACACAGGGGACGACCACTCTCGTCACGCTCCGGACGCTTCGCCCGCAGCGGCGAAGGCGGCCGCTTCCGTCCAGGGTGCGGCAAGGCATCCGTCACCGGCGCCCACCCCGCATCCGGCGCGTTGCCGCGCCGTGGTCGCCCTTGCGGTGCCACTTGTCCGCGGCCGGGCAGTGCAGCGCGTGGTGGCTGTACAGCCGGACCCCGGCTGCGCGCATCCCCGCCGCCTGGCCGCCGGTGGGCTGGGCCGCCTTCAGCACCTTGTCCGGCGGCGGCTTCATGCCGCGCGGGTACGGCGGCTGGGAGATGGTGAGCGCCCAGTTACCCTGCTCGTGGACGGCGTCCGGGTCGGCATCGAACGGGATGCGCTCTCCGCCCGGCCCGTCCGCCCAGACAACCTGGGCCTGGCAGTACCGGCAGAGGTTCAGGAACGGGTCCAGCTTCGCCTCGATCACTTCCGGGTTCCTCCGTCCTCGCGCGTCAGCGAGATCTCCCGGACGCCGACGGGGCAGGTGAACTTGTGGGAGCCGTACCGTCCGGGGCAGGCGTAGCACCGGCCGCCCAGGCGCCGGTAGCGGAACTTCGCCCACGCCTGCTGCACCTGCGTGATCCGGTAGGCGGCCGTCGCGAACCACATCTCCGGCCGCGTGATCTCTCCTGGTCGGCGCGGCATCAGAACGCCACCTTGACCGGGCCGCGCAGGAACGTGTCCAGCGTGTCCAGGTGGCCGTCCAGGAGGATGTTCAGGGTCACCAGGGCGGGCAGCACGCCCAGGGCCGCGGTGAGGAACTGGCGGGGGTCGTCGGTGCCGACGAACGGCGCGTCGGTCTCCACGCGTACACCGTCGGGCCGTTCGACCGTGCGCGCCCGGTCGGATTCGGCGAGGGCGGTCAGGATCACCTGGGGTTCGGTGGTGCGGATGACGGGGGACTGGCCGGAGGCGGCGAGTCCGAAGACGCCGGGGGCGTAGGCGAGCACGGCGCGGGGCATGCGCTCCAGCAGGTTGAAGGCGGCGACGCGGTCGTCTCCGAAGTGGACGCGGCCGGGCCAGCGCGGCTCCAGCCGGTCATGGAAGAGGAGGGCGAGGTGTGCCGGGCACTGCGGCCCGGACGCGCCCATCACGATGAGGTCCAGCACGGTCGGGTTCTCCTCTCGTTGGGTCGTTCCCGAGAGGCCGACTTTACCCCCCAGCGGGGGGTACGTCAACTGCGGTACGCTGCTGCCGCCGGGCGCGGCGCCACCCCCAGCTCCGCGCCGCGCCCGGTCCGTCAGCTCTGGGCTTTCTTTCGTTCCCAGTCGGCGACCGCGGCGCAGGCTTCCGCGCGACTCCCCGGGTTCACCTGCTGCTTCCCTGGGAAATTGACGTCGCCTTCGGAGCACATCTTTTTTGCCGCGTTTACCGCCGTCGCGATCGCGCGGGACTCGTCCATCCCCTTGGCGATCAAGTGCTTGCTGATGCGCTTGATGTACTTCGGCAGGCCACCGGCCTTTTCCACCCAGTTCTTTTTCTTGAACTCCGACAGTTCTTCGTCGGAAATCGAGAATTCGAACTCCCATTCCAGCAATTCCCGGGCGTCGTCCAGGAAGCTGCTCCGCAGGTCGTCCGCGAAGTCGGCGCGCAGCTCCGCCAGCGCCAGCTCTCGCTGCCCGCGCGCGTCCAGCTCCGCCAGCACGGCGGCCGCCACCTCCTCCACAGTGATCTCCGGGGTCGTCTTGGACTCGTCCCGCCCGACCACTCCGGCCGCCACGAGAGCCACCGGCACGCCGGACGCGACCCGCGCGCGCGGGATCGGGAAGCCGCCGGAGTTGACCGCCAGCGCGGCCACCAGCTCCAGGCCACCGTCCATCGGCCGCCAGTCGCCCGACAGCGGTGACGCGCGCAGCGCCTCCACCTGCTCCGGCGTCGCCGACCGACGAACCACGCCGTGCACCCAGATGCCGAACGCGTCCTCACCAGCGGTTACATCCGCCACTACGGTGTTGACGTTGTCGTAGTAGGCCGCCGCTTCGCTGGCGGACAGCTTCAGCCCCGCGTGGCCGCCTTCACCCATCGTGATGTGCCCGGCAGCGACCACCTTCACCTCTCCGGCGTCGTGCGTCCGGACGGCGCCGACGTTGAAGTAGCCGTAGTCGTGGCGGCTGCGCGGCGGCGTGACGCACTGCCCTGCGAACCCCGTGTGGCAGGTGCCCCAGCCCGCCAGGTGGCCGTACACCTCGATGTAGCCGGGGATACTGGAGTCGTCGAGGGTGAGCGGCGTCAACTCGGACAGCACCGGGTCGGCGAAGGCGTGCGCGGGCGGAAGGAGCTGCGCGACGGCGGAGGCGGTCAGCGACCCGTCGGGGTTCCAGTTGGACGGGATGCGCTCCGGCACGCCCAGGCGCTTGGCCTGCGCGATGATGTGCTTGCGGATCTTGTCGTGATCCGCGCCGCCCCGGCCCACCGCCTTGATGGCCTTGTCCAGGTCGGCCACCGTCTCGATCGGGTAGCTGCCGTCCGGCAGCGCGTGCCCCTCCTTCGCGGCCTTGTCGCGCTTCTCCTGGCTGGGCGCGGCGAAACCGGCGGGGATTCCGGCGGCGCACAGGAAGCAGTCATCACCCAGCTCGGCCGCAACCCATGCGGGTCCGGCGGCCGCGGTGATGGTCTCCTCGTTCGGGATGACCTCTTCGCCGTCGATCACCACGTACGCCTGCGCGAACGCGGGGATCGGCACCAGCGTGGTGGCCGCGATTTTGCCTGCCGTCATGCGGATTTGCTGCGGCCCCTGAGTGCCGTCGTCGGTTTCTCCGTCACCCCAGACGAACTCCGCCTCCACGTCGGACAGGTCGGCGGAGTTGCCCGTCAGGTAGCGCTTCTTGGCCAGCTTGGCGCCGTTGGACTCCGGGTCCACGAAACCCTTGCCGCCCCACACGTACGTGCCTTCCGGGAAGGGCTCGCCGGTTTCCTTGTCGATCAGGATCTCGCCGGTGCGGGGGTCGACCGTCTCGGGGCCGTGCGTGCGCGTCAGGACGTCCAGGCGGCCGATGACTTCCGCGCCCGCGTGGCCGTCGCCACCTTCGGGGTTGGCGGTCTGCGCGAGGATCGGCAGGGGAAGCGCGCGATGGGTGAGCGCGCCCGGCTCGATGAACCGGTGGTCGCTGGTCTCCATCCCCTCCAGGATGATCACGGGGAAGGTGACCGGGATGCCGTTGGACTCGTCCAGCTTCGGCACCGGCGCCGTCTCCGCCGGGTTGGTTTCCGCTGGAGATGTGGCGGTGGCGAACGCCTTCACCTCCTGCTGTGGGCCGCCGACCGCGGGGCCGCTGTAGCCGGGCGTCAGCTCGAAGTCGTGGACCTCGCCACCCAGCGCCAGCCGAACGCGGTTGAACGTCACCGGGCCGGTGTAGCTCAGCGCGTCCGGCTTGATGCCGTACCCGGCAGTCACGTGCGGCAGGAACCCGGGGTGCTGCTCCGGCATGTCCGCGCCCAGGTGCTCCTTGGCGCCCATCAGCGCGAAGTCGCGGATCTCGTCCAGCGCCGGGTGCGGCTGGATCTGGTAGACCGCGCACGCGTCCATGTCGCCGTTCGGGCCGCCGTCCGGGTTCCACAGGGCGTGACCCATGATCCGGGCCTCCACCGGCGGAGTGGCCTGCGCGAACTGCTGCACGTGCTGCTTCAGCGCCGCCCTGGTGGCCTCCGAGAGGTTCGAGACGTCGTCCCCGAGGTAGGCCAGCGTGACGTGAAGCTGGTCCTCCGGGTCACCCCCCGGCACGGCGAGCGCCGCCGGGTCCTCCGGGATGAGGGCGATCATGCCGCCCGTGTGCTGGTCAGCCACTGTAACCCTCCACCAGGGGAACGTTGACGGTTTGGCCGCGCGCGATGGCGGCATTGGTGTGCATGGCGGCGAGGTCCAGCGCGGTGAGGGCCTGAGACTTCTCGCGGCTCTCCGGCAGCAGCTCGTTCACCCATTCGGCCAGGGTGTAGAAGTTGGCCCGAACCTGCTCGTGGGCCTGCACGATGGTGTTGTCCCTGGGCGGATGGTGCTCGAATCGCGCCCGAAGCTGTTCGGAGTCCACTTAGGCCATCCCCTGTTCGATGAATCGCTTGCGCAGCAACGTAATCCGCTCCCGCTGGTCCCTGGTCTGCTGGGCGTCGGTGCCGGTCCGGCCCGCCCGGTCGTCCTCTTCGGCGAGGCGCCGGACCTCTGCCATGCTGGGGGTGTCCTCCGCCAGGCGGTCGGTCAGGGTCTCGCTGTACTGGGGGATGGCCCACACGGGCAGCGCGTCGCAGGCGCAACCCCGGTGGTCGCCGGGCCGGTACGTCGGACCCACCCACGCGTAGCGGGCGTCCGGCACCAGGCGTGGGTCCGCCCAGCTGCCGAACCGCTCCCCGTCCAGATCCTGATGCGGGTGGAAGTGGTTGCGCGGCGTGACGCCGTACACCCACTCGAAGCCCAGCTGCTCTGCACCTTCCGCGGCCAGCGTGTCGGCGACTTCCTGCCCCAGCGCGAGGCCGCCGACGGGGGAGCTGCCGTTCGCAGGCGTGCCGTCGTCAGCGACGCCGCCGGAGTCGGCCGACGGACCGCCCAGTAGCGCCAGGGCGCCTCGAACCAGACCGACCGGCACCAGGGAGCCCGCCACGAACTCGCCGGGCTCCTCGTCCGGCTCGGGGCTGAACAGGCGCCGCTCGGCCAGCCGGGTGAGGCCTGCCAGCAGGAACTGCCAGGCCGCGCCGCGGCGCGTCTCCAGGCTGTCGCGCAGGCGGGCAGCCACGCGCTGGCCACGCCGCGACTCCGGCTTGATCCGCAGCATCCGCAGCACCACCGACACCACCGTGGAGATGGCCGCGCCGGTCCACTGCGTGAACTTCTCCTCCAGCGCGCCGAACGCGTCGGCGAGCAGCTCGTGCTCCTGCACGCCCAGGGCCAGCACGGCGTCCCGGCCCAGCGTGTGGCCGACGGCGAGCGCGTGGACGCCCTGCAAGCTGGCCGCCAGGGCGCGGTCTTTCTGGGCCTTGGACTTGATCCGGGCGCCCGCTTTCTCCAGGGCGCGCTCCATGGCGGCGTCGGCGGCGGCCTTGATCTGCTCGCGCAGGGCCCGTTCAAGGTCCAGCAGGGCGCGGCCGCCGCGCTCGTCCACGGTCCACTCCGGGCCGCGGTCGGCGGCCGCCACGAGTGCCTGCACCAGCGCCAGCGCGTTTTCGGTTGGCGGCGGGGGCGCGCCGTCGTCCGGCGGCACCTGTCCGGGGGCGGTGATCTGGTCCTGCCCTTCCTGCGGCTGGTCGGCGCGCTGCGAGGGGACCGGCACCGGCTCGGGCTTCTCCGGCAGGAACTTGTCGCCGCCGAAGAGCGCGGAGAGCAGCAGGCCCGCGGTGTTCGTGTCCACCCCGATCTTGAAGGCGGCCATCCGGAGGACTTCTTCGTCGCTGGGGGCGTCGGACTCGTTGAAGCCGAGGGCGCGACGCAGCGTGTCGAACCCGATGGCGCCGCGGTCGTAGGCGTCCTTGGCGTCCTGTCCGCGGTTGGGGTTTTCGGTGATGTTGCCTGCGTCGTACCAGACCTGGATCTTCTTCACGTCCTGCTCGCTGAAGCCGCGGGCGCGGAGCGCCGGGCGCAGGAAGCCTTCGGTGAGGGAGTCGGCGACGATACGCACGGCGGGGTCGATGTGGTAGCGGTACGTGGAGTTGTCGATCTGCCAGGCGCTCCAGTGGTTCGCCTGCCCGAGCCCGGACACGATCTCGGGCGGAATGTCCAGGCCGCGCGCGAGGCGCTGCAAGCCCTTATCGATCCGGCCGATGATCTCGCTTGAGGCTTCGCGGTCCAGCCGGAGGTGCCGCACCTCCTTCAGCTCGTCCTTCGGCCCGCGGATGACGGCGGGAGCCACCTGCCCCGGCTCGCCTTCGTTCGCGATCGGGGCGGTGAGCACTGCCGCCAGGTCGGCCATGAACCGGTCGTCGGACACCAGGTCGGGGTTGTCGCGCAGCTGGGTCATGAGGGTGAGCGTGTCCGGCACCAGCAGCAGGCCGTTGGTGGCGACGCGGGAGCGGCTGACGACGCGCAGCTCCTGGCTGGCCAGCACGATCTCTTCGCACACGTTCAGGAGGCTGCGCATGGGGGAGTCGGCCAGCAGCTTGTACCGCGGGTGGGGAACCCACAGGCGGAGCATTTCTTCGCGGGACGTGTCGACCACGCGGTAGGCGGCTTCGCCGTAGGGTCGGATGGTAATCCGGCCGTCGGCGCCGGGACGCACCTCCGAAACGGAGTGCACCTCCCATTTCTCTTCGCCGTCCTCCTCGTAGCCGTGTAGCCACGCCTCACCGGTGATCCCGAAGTTCTCGTCCAGGACACCCAGGAAACTGAAGCCCGACGACAGCGGCAGGCGCTCCAGTTCCTCCTGGGCGGCCTTGGCCAGCGGGGCGGGAACGGAGATGCCCTTGTCCGCGGTGAGCGGCAGCGGCTCATCCTCATCGGGCATCACCTGGGCGGCGAGGAACTTCACACGCGCCACGGCGCGGCTGCGGAACTGCACACCGAAGCGCAGCTCACCGATCATGTCCCGGTAGCCCCAGGCGTCATCCTGCCATTCCTGCCGGGCTGCGGAGAGGGTCCGGATCGTGGAGGAGGCTGCGGCGTCCATCCGCATGCCGGACGCCACCATGGTCCGGCGCTTCCGGTCGCCCTTCGTTGCCGCCCTACCGAACAGCCCCACGGGTCACCACCTCTCAACTCTCCCGGCTTGCGATCAAGCCCACCACGGCGCTGATCGCCAGCGGGACGGCCACCCACTGGAACACGGGCGCGGCCGGGCTGGACGCCACCAGGACGACCCCCAGGGAGATCCAGAACCCCGAGCACCACGGGCAGTCGACCAGCTCAGACCAGGACTTTGTGCCCCAGCGGGTGAGGACATACTGCCGGAACGCGGGCAGCGGGGGCAGCGAATCGCGGGTCCACAGCCGCGTCAGCCGGTAGGCCGCGAGCGCGTAGATCAGCGCCCACGCGCTGGGCACCCACGAGAGGCTCACGCCCCAACCCACTTCACCACGCGTTGCGCGAAGTCGGGGTTGAAGCGGCGCAGCGGCGCGCTGCACGCGCAGTTCGTGGACGGGGTGATGATGACGGCGCCCTTGTCGGTGACCAGGTTGAAGCCGTTGCGGGCCATCACGCCGGTGATGGGGCGCGGCTGGGGCGGCATGGGCGCCCACCAGTCCGGGGTCCAGCCGTCGGCGGGAACGCTGCGGTAGACGTACAGGCCGTCCGGCGTGGCGTAGATCTTGCAGTCGCGCCAGATCTCGCCGGTGTCCGGCAGGCGGATGGCGGCGCGCATCCAAACAGCCATCTGGGCCTGCGGGTGGGGGGCGTCGGCGACAGCCACCGCGGTCGTGTCGTCGCCCGTGTCGGCGGTGGTGGCGAGGCTCGGGGGCGCGGTGGCGCGGGCGCGGCGCCGGGGTGAGGTAGCCATGGCCGGAGTCTACGGCAGAGCCCCCGCGCCGTGGGGTGTTCCACGGGGCGGGGGCTCTGGGTAGTTGATCAGCGGTCGCGCCTGGCCTGCGCCTGGTTCGCCTCCAGGGCGAGGTAGGCGAGGGACACCAGCGTGCCGCCCAGGCCGATGACCAGCATGCGCCAGTCCAGGAAGACCAGCGACACGACCGCGGTGGCCACCGCAACGGTGATCACCAGGAACACGGCTCGTGCGACGGCGACGGGCAGCGGCTCCGGGGGCAGCCGCGGCGTCTTCACTGCTTCCCCAGGGTGGGGAAGGTGGTGGAGCGCCGCGAGCCGTTCGGGTAGTGCACGGCGGCCAGGAACTGCCCCGGCTGGCCGTGCTCGTCCTCCACCCTCCGGAAGACGTGCACGGCACCCTTGACGGCCGCGTAGACGTAGTCGGTGCCGGAGCTGTCCGCGTACTCGTGCGGCCACGTGCCGCCGTCGGCCGCGACGGTGGCCATCTTCGCCTTGGCCAGGGCGCGCAGCCGCGCGTGGACGATCGACACGAACGACTGGTCGGTGTAGTTCTGGCCTGCCAGGGCCGGGCCGAACAGGTCCAGTTCGTCCAGGTCGGCCGGGCTGCCGTCCACCAGCAGGCTGCCCAGGTACTGCGCGTCCGGACCGGTGCCCAGGTAGAAGTCCGCTGTGGACACGATGCCTCCTAAGTCGTTACTCACGGTTACATTACTTCAGCTGGAAAGCCTCGGGTCGGAAGCCCATGCGCGGCTGTTGCAGTCGCTGCACCACCCGGCCCGCGCGCTTGGCGTTCCAGGCGCTCACGTACAACACCAGCTCCTCCAGCATGGTCAGCCGATCGCGTTCCTTGCGCTTCAGCAGGGCGTCCCGGAGCGCGAACACAGGGTCGCCCACCGCCAGCTCCGCGCCGGACGCCAGCTTGCGGAAGAACTCCGAGCACAGCTGGCTGTCGATCTGCTCGGCAAAGAAGTGGACTGCGCCTGCGACCGGCACGCGGCCGCGGACGCGGGTGTACTGGGCCTTGGCCGCCCGGACGGCGCGCTCCATCTGGTCCACGTGATCGTTGCAGAACGCCACGATCTCGGGGTTGGACGGCACCAGGATGTTGGTGATCAGGTCTTCCGCGTCCCAGCGGATGGCGAGCCGGGCGATCGAGGCCCAGTCGTTGGCGGCCCTGTCGGACACCTTGGCGATCTTGACCTGATCACCGGCGAGCCGGACGCTGCCCTGGTCCACGTACAGCTGGGCCTCCGGGTGGAAGCCGCGCATCACCAGCAGCGTCTGCGAGGTGCCGGAGCGCCGGATGGCGATCAGGCGGTGCTGGCCGTCGATCAAGCGCCCAGTGTTGTCGAATCGCACGGGGTCGCCGACGAACCGGAATTCGTCCAGCTCCATCGCGCGGGTGATCTTGGACAGGTTGCCCTTTTTGGTGTTGCGGTTGTTCTCGTTGGTCTCCAGCCACTTCGCGGCCAGCTCCGGGTCAACCTCCACGAATTCCAGCGTGATCAACTGGCCGTCGATCTCGCGCGTCAGCTTGTCGCCCATCGGGCTCCCTTCCTTCGTCGTTCGGCCTGGCGAGAAGCCCCCGCCAGGCCGTCCTTCGTCCGCGTCAGTCCGCGAAGTACCAGCGCGGGAAGTACATCACCACGCCCGGACCGGTGCCGGTGTCGCGCACGGCGTCGAACAGGTTCACCACCACGTCCAGCGCGTCGTCCACACGGGCCTCCGCCTCGAACCCCGAGTCGAGCGGGTCCACGGCGGCGAAGGCGGCCTGCTTCGCCACCTCGACCGCGAACATGGCCAGCTGCCGACTCTCGTCCAGGCGGACGGCCGGAGCACCGGCGAAATCGAACACGTCCCCGTGGTGGCCGCCCATGTTCTCCAGCGCTGCGGTGAGCCACGCCAGCGGGATGTGGTTGGGCTTGATCTGCATCGCGGTTCTCCTCGTTCGTCGTTGTTCCGCTGAAACTGAATCTACCCCCCGTCGGGGGGTGTGTCAACTGACAAGGCGGACGGTCCACGGGGGACCGTCCGCCGGTGCGCTACTTCGTGCGGACTCGCAGGACGCGCTCCGCCGGGTGGATCACCTTCCGGGCACCGTCGGCGTCGTAGCCCACCAGGGAGCCGTCCGCCTGCGGAACGAAGCTGGTGCGGACGTACAGGCGCTCGCCGCCGGGCATGCTGCCAGCGCACTCCCAGAGCACCAGGACTTCCCCCACCTTGCCGAGCGAGGCCAGTTTGCGGGCCGTGAAGCGGCGGCTGGGGAGGTTGTCACCGCGGAGGGTCCAGCGGCCGGTGTAGGTGTCGCGCGCGATGTGGGCGGGGGCGGTGTTCATGCCGGTTCTCCCTTGCGGTCGTTCCTGCTGACATGAAGAACTCTACCCCCCAGTGAGGGGTAGAGTCAAGGGCTCTCTTCAGTCCAATTCCGTCCAGATCCGGTGCGGCTCCCAGGTCACGTACTCCAGCAGCTCGTCCGCCGTGTGCACGGTCCGCAGGTGCTCCCGGAACTCGGCCGACCAGGTCTCCGCGTGCTCGCTGGCGTACATGCTCCGGCGCACGCTCTCCAGCCACGTGGGCCGGTACTCCGGGTCCGGCTCCGGCAGCGTCACCGTGAAGTCGCAGCCGCCCGACAGCTCCGCCAGCGGGCAGGGCAGCACCTCCGCGCGCTTGATCTCGTCCGTCATGCCTTCGGCCTTCCGTTCTCGTCCTGGTAGTGGTCGTCCAGCGTCACCGTGCCGTCGGCGTGCCGGTAGAGCCCGGCCCGCCCGTACGCGCGCGCGGCCGCCTGCAACGTCTCCGCGCTGGGCCCGGCACCCGCCTTCACGAAGGCGTCGGCCGTGAGACAGTTCCGGCTGACGCCGAACGCGTCCCCCAGGGCCGCCCAGGCGCCCTCTTCGGTCCCTCCCTGCCCGGCAGCCCGCCAGCGCGCCGCCGCGTCCAGGTGGGCGTACTGGGCCCGCCGGAACGACTCCGCGACGCGAAACATCCGGACCACGGCCAGGGGCTCGACGCGCCGCGTGGAGACGTACGTCTGAATGTCCTCGCCGTGCCGGGGCGCGTACGCCCAGCAGTTGCGACGGCACATGCCGTACAGGTAGCCGGACAGGAACGCCCGGCGGTTCGCGTTGTCCCGCCGGAGCTGGGCGCGGCGGCGGTTCTCCGCCACCTCCGCGTCGGTGGCCATCGTGTGCCCTCCCTGGGCGGTTGAGCCGGGGCGGCTGGCAGGCCGCCCCGGCGGGGTGTCACAGGCTGAAGGTGCGCTCGAACTTCTCCGCGTAGGTCTCCTGCTCCGTGGTGACCGCCGGGACTGCGACGTTCAGGCACTTCTCGCAGTTCACGGTAGCTTCGGCGCTCACGGTGTTGTACGCGGAGCGGGAGCGCTGGCCGCAGAGCGGGCGCAGGCGCGGGGAGTAGTCCTTCGCCTGGGAGTCGGTGAAGTGGATCACTCGCACGCCGTCCTTGTAGCCGGAGCCGAAGATCTTGCGGAGCTGGGCGGCGGGGGCGGTGGTAGCCATTTCGGTTCTCCCTGTCGGTCGTTCCTGCTGATACTGGAACTATACCCCCCGCCGGGGGGTGTCTGTCAAGGGGTCACCAAAAAAGCTTGGGGAGGCGGCACGCCTGGCAGCCGCCTCCCCATCCCGGACCCTCCGGGGGCCTACGCGCCGCGGCGCGCCAGCGCCAGCGGCATCCGCCGATCGAACTCCTCCGGCGTCACCAGCTGCGGGTACTGGCCGGGCCGGTCGTCGATGAGCACCATCGGCTGGTCGTTGAAGACGATCACGTCGCCCTCCTCCAGCTCCACCGTCTGCGCGGGACGGGCCTGCGGGTGCGCGGCGATCATGGTGGCCTGAGGGATCATGGCCGCGTACGGACCGGGAAGCACGGGGCCCTGGTGGACGCGGCGGCACTCGCCCTCCGGGCCGACGTAGAGCAGCGAGAAGCGCTCCCAGCGCCGGGTGTAGCGGGAGTAGGCGCGGTACTCGATCCACGCCCCGGTGCCGTTGAACTGGTCGACGCTCACCCACTGGTCGGTGTCGTCGTAGTAGGGGGTGAGGGTGGCGGTGTGGAACTGCATCGGGTCCTCCGTGGAGTCGTTGTTCCCTGTTGGTGTGTTCAGTATGCCCCCCGGCGGGGGGTGTGTCAACCCCCCGCCGGGTCTCGCTCACTTCTCCCGCCGGACTTCCAGCACCTGGGAGCGCTGGCCGCGGTGCATGAACTTGCTCGCGTGCAGGACCCGGTAGGCCACCCCGTGCGCGTAGAGCATGTCCCAGCTCTCCTTTTCCGGGTGCATCCCCACGTCCCGCTTGTCGCCATTCTCGACGATCGTGGTGGCGATTCGCTGGCTCATCTCGCGTTCTCCCTTGCTCGGTTGTTCCTGATGAGAAGAACTTTACCCCCCAGTGGGGGGCGTAGTCAAGCCCCCCACTGCCACCTCACCCGATCGGGCTACGCCCGGCGCAGCGTGACCGTCTGCTCGCGCCGCTCAGTGTTCAGCCGCACCCGGTCCACCAGGTACGTCTTGCCGCCCTGCTGGATCTCCGTCTCGTGGCGGAAGCGCTCGCGCTGGCCGAAGTCCATCTGGACGCCGCCGGGGAAGTTCACGAAGGTGTGGTACTTCATTCTGGCTCTCCCTGCTGCTCGTTCCTGCTTTCTGTAGCCAGTTTAACCCCCCAGTGGGGGGCATGTCTAGTGCCAGTTCAGGGAGCCACCCGAACGGACTACCCGGCCGAGCCGCTCGCGTGATACGTCAGGCCGTCACTCGACAACGGCCGCGGCTGCCGCTCACCCAGCCAGTGCGCCCGCAGCAGCTCCACCGCCAGCGGCGTCACCTCCCACCCAGCTCTCCGGGCACGCGGGGAGGTGAACCAGGCGCGGGCCAGCAGGCCCTTGTCGGCCAGCTCCTGTACGTACTGCCTGCCGAGAGGGTGGATCTCCACGCGCTCACTCCGCGGCGTCCGGGGGCTGTGGCGCGCCGCGATGCGCAGCGCGCGAAGCTGACCGGCGGTGACCTCCGGGAGATCCTGCGGCGCGCTCACGGCCGCACCAGGCTCAGCGCGTGCACGCCAGCGTTCGCCAGCAGCAGGCCGACGACGGCCACGCCGACGGCGAAGAGCGCGCCGCACACGGTGAACGGCCGCTTCCTCTTCGCCACCTGCACCAGGTAGGCGAGGACGGCGAGGCAGAGGACGACGCCTGCGAGCAGGCACAGCCGCGCGGCGCTCACGGCTGGTCCGCGTAGCGGTAGAGCCGCAGCTCGGCGGGGATGCACAGGAGCGAGCCGTCGGCGAACAGCACCTGATCAACTCGCGGGCCGCGGAAGATGACCGGTTCCGGCTCGGGGGGCACGGGCACCGTCATGGGCACCAGGGCGCGCTCCAGCTGGTCGATGAAGTCGTCCGGGTCCTGTGTGGGCCACGCGGGTCGGGGTGTGTGCGGGTGCTGCGTCAGCCACCGGTCCCGCTGGTCGGCCAGCGAGGCAACGGCGGCCTTGGTGCGCAGCTGCCAGGTGAGCTGGGCGATGCGTTCTGCGCTGGCTGCGTCGAGGGCGCGCTCGACTTCGCGGGCGCCGTAGTCGACCAGCAGGTAGAGGGTGGCGGCGGAGATGCCGATGACGGGGACCACGAGGGGTGATCCGTTGATGACTCCGATCATGGTGGCGATGGTGACGAGTGCGGCGCGGGTGGTGTTCCTCTTCATGGCCTCAGTTTGCCCCCCAGTGGGGGGTATTGTCAACCCGGCCCTGCGGCGCGTCCTTCGCGACCGCCTCCAGCGCGCGCCACAGGGCACCCTGCATTCCCGCATCGAACCCCCGCCGCACAAGGTCCGCCATTTCCGCCCGCTGGCGGTCGTGACGGCGCGCGCGGAGGGCCCGCCAGCTGCCGTACAGACCGGCGCCAGTCATGATCACGTTCCCGATGATGAAGAACGGCTGTCCGGTGACGGCGAAGTACACAGCGACCATTGGGTGGGCTACGACCAGCACGAGTGATCCGGCCAGCTTGGCGCGCCAGCTGTGCCGGATGGTGAGCGCGAAGCTCAGACCGTTGCTCAGGGCGAACGCCAGCTGAACCAGCTCCTTGGGCGTCACCGTGTGTCGTCCTCTCGTTTCAGGTGGTAGTGCTTGCCGCGGCCGCAGGGCACAACCTGCCAGCGCTTCTCGGGATGCCGGATGTGCAGCAGGCGCGCGGCGCGCCCGGCCAGCCGCGGCGTGTCGAACATGATCTGTCGGGTGGCGGCGCAGCGCAGCAGCTTGCCGCCCGCCGACCGGGCCAGGAGCAGTAGAGCGGCGTTCAGCTTCGTCTGGGAAATCACCGGGCCTCCGGGCAGACCAGTCCCACCGGAAAGATCTTGGTGGGGACACCTGCGTCCTGGGCCTGCCGGATCGCGTCCAGCGTTCCTGGCGAGCGGCCGTCGTACGGGAACGCCAGCAGCAAGTCAGGCATCCGGGCCACCAGCAGCTTGTTGCGCACGGGCCCGGCACGGTGGCCCAGCTCCGCCCAGTTAGCAGGGACGGCGTGGATCGGGCCCAGGCTGAAGGCCGCCCAGTACTCCCCAGCCATCCGGTCCGCGCCCGGCGCGTCGCCGTGCCACAGCTCCAGCATGGTGCCGCCAGCGCCGTGGTGGTGCACGTACATCCGCATGACCGCGGCCAGGTAGGCACGGTGGCTCTCCGCGACCGCGCAGGGGTTGCGTCGGCCGTCGCGGTGGCCGCAGACACCCAGCAGCCGGGTGCCGCTCACCATGAAGCGGTTCACAGGGCCTCCGTCCCGTGCGTCGCCTGGACGTGCTGGAGCGCGACGGAGAACGCCAGCCGGACAGGCGCGCCACAGAGCCCGTCGCCCCACGATTCGCTCAGCACAACATCCCAGCCGGGGCAGTCTCGGCACATGACGTGCACGCCGTCGTCGTCGGTGGTGTACGTGAGGTAGGTCCGGCCGCTGGGCGTTCCGGGGGCCAGCCCTGCCTTGATCACCGTCACTGGTCGTACCAGCCTTCCCGGTAGAGCTTGTGGGCCAGCTCCATGCAGATCTTGGCCTGCCGGAGGTGGCGCGCGCGGTCGGTGTCGCCCTGCGCCTCTGCCTCGCGGCGGAGGCGCACCAGGGCGGCCTTGGCGTCGGTGCGGGCGCGTCCTGCCTGCCAGGTCATGCTGCCTCCAGAACCAGCAGCGGGCCGACGGCGGCGCGCAGGGCGTCCAGAGTGATTCGGCCGCGCAGGTACAGCGTCAGGTAGGCGCCCTGGCGGCGGCTGCATCGCTCGCACTGGGGCTGGACGTTGTCCAGCGCGTAGGTGCCGCCGAACATGCCGGGGATGATCCGGTCAAGGGTCATGGTTTCCAGGTCGACGACGGTGGGGCAGGTGACGCAGAGAGCCCATTCGCCGTTGCCGTCGCGGTCCAGGACGGCCTGTTTGCGGGCGCGCCGCTGGGCGGCCGACCCTCTTTCGTTCTGGTTCGACCGCCCGCGCTGCTGCTTGCTGCGGGTCACCATGAGCGGTCCAGCAGCGGGCGGCCGCCTTGGAGCTGCTTCAGCTCCTCGTGCGCCTTCGTGCGCGCCTTGTCGGCCTGCGTCCATGCGTACAGGGCGACTTGCAGGGCTTTGGCGTTCTCGACGGTGCGGTGTGTGCTCCAGTCGTGTTCGGCGAGGGTGACCTTATTCATGGCCTTGCGGCTGGCTCGCTCGGCCAGCAGGTACGCCGCGCGGGGGTCGTCCATCCGGCAGACTTCGTAGACAGTGTCGACGGCCAGACCCTTGACCCGGGCCTGCAAGCGGCTCTTGTTGAAGCGGTAGTTCCCGGCTACGAACGACTTGGGCGCCACACTCTTGATCTTGTGGACGTACACCGCGTGGTCGTCTCCTCCGTACCCGCCGAAGCGCCGGAACACGATCACCGGCTGGTCCACTTCCCAGGTCTGCTCTTGCTCCATGGCTGCGGTTCTCCTTGCTGTCGTTCCGCTGTGTCCTGCGCGACTTTACCCCCCGGTGGGGGGCGTGTCAACTCGGGCGCTGGAGCACCACATCTCGCATGACCCGCTTCATGCGGCCACGCGGCGGCACCTCCCACACGTCGTAGGCCAGCCACACGTGCTTCCAGCCCGCCGCCCGCTGGCGCCGGTATTCACGCGTCGCCTCGCGCACGGCGTCCTGCCGCGAGCGGTGATCCGACTCGAACTCTTCCGGCGTATCGCCGCCGCGCTTGAACACCAGCCTGAACATTGTCTCTGGCATCGCATGCTCCCTGCTGGCCGCGAACATGGAAGAGACCGGCCACCGGGGATCGCGTACTTCCCCGCCGTGCGCACGCTGTCTCGGCGTGGCGGCCGGTCTCGTGCTGCGCTTCCCGCTGGCCTGGCGGTCCGGGGCGTCAGCAGCCCGGGTCTGTGGAGGTAGAGGGGCCGCAGGGATTCGAACCCTGGCGGGCCACAGGTTGCGCGTTGCGTCTCCGGACGCCCTGCTGCCCTGTATCCGGTGTCACCGTTAGGCCGCTCTGGCACGGCCCCTCTACCAGGCCTGGCGCTGCTGTTTCACCTGGGCACACCAGGCGAACATCGGGACGCGCCAGCTGTCCCGGGCGGCACATTAGGGCCGGGCCGCCGATGGGCCGGTGGGTGCTTAGACGATCACCACCATTGCGTTGCGCGTGCAGCCGGTGCCGGTCCGGCTTGTGTCCCCCTGGGCCGGGGAGCAAGGTAGCCCCGTTCTCCGCCTCGTCCGTCTGGGGGCGGTCCCAGTGCCAACACGCGCCCGGCTGGGATCACGCCGGGTCTGGCCCACCTGTGGTGGGAAGTTGTAGCGGCGGCCCGGATTGGGTACCGGCTCCCTCCCGCCGTTTCCCTGAGACGCGACTCCCAGGTACTCGGGCCGGTGTGCTGTGCTACACCATCCGCCTGAGCGGCGCCACGGGGTTCGCGGCCCCGTACTTTCCGCTGTGCCTCACAACTTACCCCTCGCTGGGGGGTCTGTCAAGCCAGGTTCCGATCCACCCAGCGCTTGCCCATCGCCGTCAGCGCCCACGCCAGGTGCCGGTGATCCACGATCTCCACGTAGCCACCGTCCACCAGGTCCTCCATCTCCGCCTCCGACACCCCCGAGTCCTTCAAGGCCCGCAGGTCACTGCGCTTGCGGTGGCGCATCCGGAACAGCGCGTCCCGCTGCTGCTTGTTCAGCGTCCGGCCGCCCATCACGGCCTGCCCTTCGCGACTTCGCGGCCCGTCTTGGTGATCGTGAGGCGCGGCCCGCTGACCTTCAAGCAGCCGTCCGAGATCAGCCCCGGGATCACCGCTTCGTAGTCCCGCTCCAGCTGGGTGCGGTACACCGTGCCGCCCTCCCGCAGGACCGCACGCAGCGCGGCCGTGCGGAGGAACCAGTTCTCGTGACTCACCAGCGCCTCCCGTTCACGAAGCGCGACACCACCTTGAAGTCGTCGTTGCGCACTTCCGCCACGTTGCCGCCCCGGGAGCACTCGCGCGCCACCTTTTCGGCACTGCTTTTGGTCTCGTGCACCCAGTTCTTGGGCTCGGACCACTGCTTGCTGCCCTTGGGTCGCACGCGGACCGTGTGCTGGCTGTACTCTTCGCTCACTGTCGCTCTCCGTCGATCCAGGTGGCCACGTTGCGGGGTCGCGTGTCGCCCGTGGAGCGGGTGACCTGGACGTGGTGGTGGCTGGCGGCTTCCCGCTCGGCGCGCGCGATGGCCTTGGGCTCTTCGGTGTAGGTCGGACGCACCTCCCGCGTGTTCACCCACACGGTGTAGGTGGGTTTGCCGAGATTCACGACGCGTGTGCCCACTACTCTCCTTTCCGGTGCTTGCCGTGGTACTTCTTGCGGTACTTGTCGCGCAGTTTGGCCCGTTCGTTGCGTCCGTGGATCGCGTTGAACCGGGCCTCGTGCGGGTTCTCCGGCGGCTGCTTGCGGTGCCGCGGCGGCGGCTTGAGCTTGGGCAGCACCACTTTCTTCCGCTCGGGGGGCTGGTCCCCACCGGTGGCCATTACTTGGCCTTCAGCTTGGGGCCAGACCAGGTGTGCATCTGGTACCCCTTGGAGATCAGGTCCAGGTGTTCCTTGGGGGTGCGCGCGCCGCATTTGCAGGCGCGGTGCTTGCCGGGTTTCGGCTGCTGCTGAGGCTGTTCCGACATGGCGGTTCTCCTTGCTGTCGTTCCGCTGTGCCTGTGACAATACCCCCCACTGGGGGGCATGTCAATCCCCGTTGTGCCAGCGCGAGCACTCCCGCGCGTAGCTGGGCGCCGTGTACGTGATCTGGCACGTGCCGCACGTGCGCTCTTCGCGCTGCCGCTCCGTCATGTCACGCAGCTGCTTCAGCGTCGCCACGTGCTTGGCCAGCGACTGCTTGGGCCCGTTCCTGCGCATTCCCATCCCTCTCACCTCCCCCCACTGTCTCCCCAGTGCCAACGCTCGCAGCGATACGCCCAGTGCGGGCCGCGGTAGGCCCGGCGGCACACGTAGCAGCGCCGCCGGTCGTCCTGCGGCAGCAGGC